GGCGCCGCCCTGCGTGGCGAGGGTTATGCACACTTTGTAGCCGGCATATAGGCACAGCAAGCCTAGGCTGGCGTGGGTGTTTTTTAAAAATTGTCACAATTCCCCGAAAGTGGGACATGCTTTTGTGACGGAGCGACCTTAGTACCCTTAAACTGATGACTTTAGCTCATAATCTTTAAACGAGTTATGTTTGGATTCCCTAATATTATATACCGCCTGTTTAGACCTGTCAACCCCCTGCCGGGCCAGTTTGGCCATTGTCACAATATTGTCACATTTGGCTAGGTTTTGTTGTCACACAAATTGTCACAAAAGTTGGCTTTTATTGACATGGGGGGCCCCCTCACATTTTGGCTAAAAAGTGCACAAAACTGCATCGTTTTGCTAAAAAATGTGAAGGGGGGATGGCTAACAAAAGTGTGATGGGGGGTAAAAATGGCCTATTTTTATTAGGGGCAAGTGTGAGATCCCTTGCTATGTCTAGGTCGTATTTCGCTGGGAAATCCTGCTCGATAAATGCAAGTGTGATGGGGGACCCCCCCTCTTCACATTCTTTTTTAGCTTAAAATGTGAGGGGGGGTATAGGGCTTTTTCGATGGACAGCTTAATAATTTTTTTCCTTTGGTGAGGTGGACAATTGCAAAATTTTTAATTGCAAAACTATTACCAACTAACCTGTAACAGTTTAAAGGTCTGAAGAATTAGAACTCATATGGCAAAAGACTCCGAATTAATTTTGCTATCTGATACTTACAAACTAACTGAAATAACATCCCCAGAAAGCCGGGATCAACTGGTCTCGACGCTTAGGGCCCTTGATGGGAGAAAATTAACTGACCTCGAGCTGAGGACATATTTCGATTCTCTCAAGATCGCCATGGGAGCCTTTATTCAAAAGGTGAGCATTCTTGAGGCTAATATATACGACCTAAGAAGAGAGCAGAGAGCGGCCGAGGCGAGGATGGAGTCTATGTATCTAAAAGCCCAACTCGAAATCCAGTCTCTCAAACAGGAGATAACTGAAATCAAACTCTCAAAGAGCAGGATTAATCAAATCGTTAAAGTAGCCGAGGCTCTCCAGGGTAATGCCTACGCCCCCTATGCGATTAAGTCCCTCGTTGAGGGAGTTGTTGGGCAACCTACTAATAAAAAAGTTAGTAAGCAGAATGTTAAGCTACCAACCGACTATCCTAATCGCCTAGAGTTTGCTCAATTAAATGGGTTTAAGTGGAATCAAAATAATCGTGAGCCAGCCAAGGACTCTAAGAAACTCCAAGTGCTAGAGGAGTGGGAGGATCAGTTCTGTCGCATAGAGAAGCTCACAATAGAGCAGATACTTGATAAGAGGTATATTTCCACGTTAGGAGCCGGGGCTATTGCCGGCGCGCTTATGTACCTCGAGCGGGAACTAGGTCAGGCTTTGGAGGCTAGGAAGTCCCTCTCAGTATTTAATTGCTATCAAAAAGCTATCAAACTATACCAAGAAAAGCAACTCCAGGGTGATTCTGAGTTACTAACTAACTTTGATTTTAAAGGCCTAGTTTCGGGCAGTTTTGTGCACCTTTCCGATGAGGAGAGCAGTAACCTCATAAAACGGCTTGAAACAAGGGCTTTAGCAACGGTACCGCAAGGGATCTCGTGCCTCAAAAAGCTTATATCAAAAAAGATGCTCCCCACCGCCATAAAGTACGATGAAGAGCATGCAACAGACTCGGCTAAACTTTACGCCATTCAATCAGGCCATTACGACTCCCAACTTGAAGAACTACTCAATAAATATGAGTTGAACCGTCAATAGAAACGATCTTTCTCACCGAGCAGGAATTAAAGAGAAGTTTGCTACTAATCCCATGTTTATCATAGATCTTGTTATTAACCCCGTTGAAGATACGGTATTTATCATCAGAGTCTAATACAGTAGCCCAAGTCCCAAATGACTTTGAGCGTATAAAAAACTCCTTGGCGTTAAAGGAACATTGACTGATATCCTTCATCCATTCTTGAACACGTAGATTCATTACTGGACCGAATTCATAAACCACCTCCTTCAGATCATATTTGTTAAAAAACTCATAGATCTGTTCAAAATCACTGGGAGTTCTCTCCGAGCAATTAAATTTACTTCTAACATAACCGCAAAGGACGTTAATAAAGGTCCTCCGGTGATCTGAGAGGAGGTACTTATCTCCACCAACTGTTTGTATTATTTTAAGAGTTTTAGCGATAAAATCAATTTTCTCAGAACTAATCATGTTCCAGTAATCGACCCAATGCATGGTATGACTACGGGAAACCATCACAAGCCTAGCAAATAACTTGATGAGATACTCCTTATCTTCTTGTGATTTTGCCTCAAGAAACTCTTTAATGGTCCTATTAAAGAAGTCTACATAGACTCTTTTTTTAGCCGAGCTAGACGCTATTCCTGTTGTAGACAGGACATGCATCAGGTCCTCTTTCCCTATAACATTAACCTTATAGAGCATCAAGATGCTCTCAAGATCAAAGCAACAATAAGTCTGCTTACAGTGAATAGATTCTTTTGCAATAAGCTGGATGTTATTAAATGCAGATTTGTTCTTAAGAACTCTGTCTAGAGCAGATTTAGACCCAAATGCAAGGCAACAATTCAACGCCTCGGCGGTTAGATTTTTGCTAAGAAGAATGGCTCTGTTATAGAGATCGCCATTAATCCCCACACTTTGATACTTTCCATACTTGACAAAGAAAGCATGTGGGTCTTCGTAGGCCTCATATACTTTTCCTATCCAAGGATCAGAATCAAACATCTGAATCATTTGAAACCCTGGGTTCTCAAGTACCTCCTCAAGGTACAGCCTAGAGGCAGTTCTTAGAACAAGAGTAGAGGCATTAGGGTTTGAGGCTACGGCTTTTCTAATTTTTACCGAGGTAGTACCATGCCAAAGCTCGGTAAGAACTTCTTCTGGAGTAGACTCATCTTGAGCCAACTCCAGCATATGAGCTAATTCTTCCTTTTTCATCGACGTTTCCGGTCAGTGAGGAGCTTCACAAAGATTTCATACCACATCTCTTGAGAGCATTCCTCACTGCAGCAGTATTCTACTGCATAGACCGATTTATAATGAGTCTTTTTTCCGCAAACTCCACAGTACCCCACGTGGTCCTGTTGGCGATAGACATCATTTTGATATTCTACCCAGGGCTTAGAGCGAAAGAGTTTTTTGATTTGTTGGGCCATTTTTCCGTGGCTTGATTACCTGGTTATTCTACCTCGCCATCACGGCCTATGTCAACCACTGATTCAGATTTTTTACCCTCTGTAATAAATCTTTCTCTCACCTTGCGTTTCTTATCCCTAACGCGCCTGAGTTCTCTACGCGCCAACGCAAAAATCCGCCACATTACTTCTGACATTGAAGCATCTTCGAATAAATCTCTCCATTCATCGAGTTGAAGAGCGACCTCCTCACGAACTCGAATGGTTCTATATTTAATAGACTTGGGCTTGGACTCTTTTTGAAAAACCACGGGATTAATGTAACAAACAGTTTATGGTAGTATAGCCATTATCCAATCTTAAACGGTTAATAATGAAAAAAGAAAGGCAATGGCCTGAGGTCTTTGTCGAGGTTGAGTTCCTAAAAAGAACGGATATCATCAACAAAGTTCTACGAGTCGATTCTACTACATATAACGTAAACTTTGAACATCCTGTTCTTGGGCAAATCGTGGAGATATTTGAAATCCATGATAAGGATACTCTGTGCCTAAAGTCTATATATCCTGTGGATATGCAAGATGAGCAAGAAGAAATTGAAATAGTAAAAGACTATTACAATAACTTCCTTCTTGATGGGCATGAAACTTACCTTGAGTATTTCAATCAAGAGATCGGATATTTTCTATTGTCAAGAAATGTAAAAGAAGTGGAAAATCCTTTCGGTACCAGAGTAAAATAGTAACGTTTGAGTTATCACTGTGTCAACAGAAATCATCCCAGTATCCCTAAAAGAAGAGTTACAGAGTAGTTATCTCACCTACTCCGTGGCGATCTTCAACCGGGCTCTACCCTCTGTCACCGATGGACTTAAGTCCGCTCAACGCCGAATTATCCTCGGCCTTAAAGATCTCAATCTTCGTCCTGATGGCCAATACAAGAAAGTATCGAGGCTCGAGGGCCATGTCCTCGGCTCGTACCACCCGCAAGGCGGCTGCGCTGGTACGGCTATTAATATGGGTCAATCTGATTCTTTTCGGTATCTTCTTACTGACATCCATGGCAACGTTGGAGGTAGTATTCAATCCGGGCCGAGCGTCGGTCAATCCATTTCTGAAGACGCTCCGGCAGCTGCAAGATACCTTGAGGTGAAGACTAGCGCCCTCACCCAACGACTTTACATCACCGAGATAGATAAGTATAGTTGCCAATGGCGAGATAACTATGACGGCTCGACGAAAGAAGTCATTGAGATTGTCCCCGTTATCCCGGCCCTTCTTATCAACGGGGCGCAGGGTATCGCAGCAGGTTACGCCTGTCATCATGTCCCTTATAACCTTTCCGAGGTGATCAAGGGCACTATTGAATATATTAAAAATCCACGCATTACTCCTAAGCGCCTATTCTCCTTCATCAAGGGACCCGATCTGCCCAATGGCGCTCGGATTTTAAACGATGAGGCAGTGTTTAATGCTTTTGAAAAGGGCAGCGGATCTCTCAAGACTTATGGTACTTGGGAGGTAAAAAAAGTCCAACACGGAAAACGGTCTACTCGAGATGCTATTATTATTACCTCTTTGGCTAGCGGGAGCTCAGAACGCTTCCTTGAAAAACTCAAGGACTCAGTCGAATCAGAAAAAATCGTGGGTGTCATCGATGCCCAAGACCACTCATCCCGTGACGGTATTGAAATCCAAGTCATCCTAAAGACCGGAGTAGAAGCAAATACCGTAATCTCCCAACTTCTTGCCTTTACAAACCTGGCAGATAGCATTGGCGTTAATGCCACGGCCATCTCTAGTGGCCTCCCTACCATCTTCGGGGTGAAGGATATCATTGCCGAGTGGTACGGGGCACGATGCGAAGCCCTAAAGTCTAGGTATGTGGCTGAGTGCGACAAACTTTCTTCCCGAGTCCACATCCTTGATGGCCTTTTAACCATCTTGGCGGATATCGATGAGGTAATTAAACTCATTAGGGGTTCGAAGACCAAGGAGATCGCGGCCGGGAAGCTTAAAAAGCGCTGGAAGTTGAGCGATATCCAGGTCCAGGCGGTCCTCTCCATGCCTCTCAGCCGATTGGTGGGGGTAGAGCGCCTTGAACTGGAGAGCGAGAAGGCCGATCTTGAGGCAAAAATTGCCAATCTGACCGAGATCGTGACAAATTCAGCCAAAATGGATGGGCATATCATCTCCCAGATCAGCGATTTCAAAGAATTTGCTGATAAACGCCGGAGTATGTTGGTTGAAAAGCAAGAAATTGGTATTGAGAAAGCCAAAATCACCACTCAATCTGGCACGCGTAGGGTGAAGATGCCGAGTCCGAAGGATCGGATCAAAGAAGAGGGGAAAAGGATCGGTATGAAGAGGTCTGAGTTGAGTAAATTCTTCACTCAAGTGGCCGGAAAGACCAACATCAAGGCAGAATGGGACCAATTTAAAGAAGATTGGAATCACTCCCAACAACTTTTAACCCGTAAAGGGCGCGCAGAGCGCAAAATCCTACTCGATAAGATGAAAGAATCGGCTACTAAGAAGGGAATGCCATCTAGGGGTAAGCATTCTTGGACTTCTTTCATGAAAGAGAGGGAAGATGCTAAGATTAAGAGCATTGAGAATGACCTCAAGGAATGGATGAAGAACATTCCTAAGCCTAGCAAATAAAAAGTAACTGGTTAAGGTATAAGTGTTAATAGCTTATACCTTTTTTTTTATTATGTCTAATGCCCCGAAACTACCAAAAGTAGCAATTCTCCTTCTCCGAGGCCTTGAGGGGTGCGGAGTTAGTAACTATTCCCGCCATATGAAGGGGTATTATGATTCCGTTGGTGGAGTATGTGATATTTTTGCGCTACAAACCAAAGTTGGTAGGTCTGATACCTCCTCCGATATGGATGTTAAGTTTTTTAAGTACGAAGATAAGCAAGAAGTTGTTGATAAAGTCAATTCTGGGTACGATGTGATTCTTATTTTCTCTGTCCCAGACACATCAGAACCCGATACGGTTACAAATGGGTATGTTTCTGAGATTATTGAAAAAATCGACCGTAAAAAAGTAATGGTGAATCATGATCACCACGCTCATACATTTAAAAGAAACGCAGATTTTAAAAACGCGATCGAATCGTGCGATAAAGTCATGGCGCACTCACTAAATAAAACAAACTCGGGGTTTATTGAGTGGATGGAGAAGCAAAATGCAATTATTCCTCCGATGGAGAAGATTGATATCTTTTTCCATGTCCCATTCATCCAGCATTTGATCAATCTTGAGAAGGATACCCGCAAAAAACGGGTCATCCATGCCAGTAGAGCAGTCGCATGGAAACGTGGATCACTGATCCTCAATCTGCAAAAACTCCTCGCGGATAAAGGGTTTATCGCTGAGATGATCGGCTTTGAGCGTTCGATCGCCGGTTATACTCAACTTAAAAACTATGAAGGAGTGCTTGATTGGTTCAAATCCACTGACTTTATCAAGCCTATCAAAGGTCCTTCTCCATTCTCCAACTCAAAAATAAATAGTCAACTTATGGATTGGCTCGATGAAGTCGGCCAAGATCCTCAATTTATGTACGTAATTGGTTCTTATGACTATCATCGTGGCCTGAAGAGAATTGCCGAGTCAGCTTTTGCTACTCAACCAAGAACTTTTGAGCATAATAAACTCTGCTATGGAAACACATTTATCGAATACCAGGGTATCGAAGCTGCTCTACTCTCAGTTCCTATCTACCACCGCCATTTCTTAGATAATGTCACTATACCTAATACAAACACCCTACTGAGTCAGACTGACACGTTTATCTCTATTGATGATGATGGTAGAGCTCTAGCCAAGGGTGGTCCTCAAGTGCTTGAGCCAGAAAAGTTTGTAGATATGCTCGAAGAAATTTGGGAAGATGACAACAAGTATACCGAATATCGCAAGAAGTCTTCTGATTTTATGATGAAGTATTTTTCATCAGCGAGCATTGTCCCTAATCTCATGGAGAAAATTATGTCATGACAAAAGTCCTAGTAGTAGGGGCCGGGTTCTCCGGCTCTGTGGTAGCTCGTGAGTTGGCTAGTTTTGGTTGTAAAGTACATATAATCGACGAGAGGGAGCATATTGCTGGGAACTGCCACACTGAGCGAGATGAAAAGACCAATATCATGGTCCATACTTACGGACCCCATATCTTCAATACAAATATCCCCAGGGTATGGGAATATGTAAATAAGTACGGGGAGTGGGTACCTTATGTCAATAGAGTAAAAGCCTCTATAGACTCTGGAGTTTACTCCCTACCAATCAACCTCCATACAATCAATCAGTTCTTCCAGACAAATTTTAATCCAGCGGAAGCTAAAAAATATATCCAAAAGTTAGCTAGCAAAGACTACCCTCAACCAACTAACTTTGAAGAACAGGCTCTTAGCATGATCGGTAAAGGTCTCTATGAAGCCTTCTTCAAGGGATATACTGAGAAGCAATGGGGATGTAACCCTACGTCTCTCCCAGCTTCGATCCTCAAGCGACTCCCTGTGAGGTTTAATTATGACGATAATTATTACAACTCAAAGTGGCAAGCAATTCCAAAGCATGGATATACCCAAATAGTTCAAAATATCATCTCCCATGAGAACATAACTCTTGAGCTGGGGAGGTCTTGGGATATTTCTGATAATGATAACTATGACTTGGTGATTTATACCGGACCTATTGACAAATACTTCGACTACTCCCACGGACAACTGGGCTATAGAACTGTATTCTGGGAGAAAGAATATGGCAGAGGAGACCTTCAAGGAAACGCAGTTATAAACTACCCATCTACCTACCAACTTTTCACCCGCGTACATGAGCATAAACATTTCACCCCTTGGGAATCTCATGATCAGTCAGTGATATTCACAGAGTTTAGTAAGGAAACAGAGCAAGGCGACATCCCCTATTACCCAAAGAGACTTTCAGATGATCTAGAGATTCTTTCTAAGTACCAAGAGGAAATTGCTAAGCAGACTAAAGTTAAGTTTGTTGGTAGGTTGGCTACTTATCGCTATTTGAATATGGATGCAATAATCTCCGAGGCGCTTGATCTCTCCGATACCATCAAGGTCGGTTTAAAGATAGATACTATGTCTTGATTTCCTGACATAGATGGGTTATAATGATCCCATCGGAAGGTCAATTCCCTCCGAATATTTAACTTGAACATCGAAATTTTAATACTATGACAGCTTCTTCAATTGCCCAACAGCGTGTTGGCAATCAGTGGGAACAGTTCTGTGAGTGGGTAACATCCACCAACAACCGTCTCTATGTCGGTTGGTTTGGTACTCTGATGATCCCTACCCTCCTTGCTGCAACTGTTTGCTTTATTGTTGCCTTTGTTGCTGCGCCTCCGGTAGATATTGACGGCATCCGTGAGCCTGTTGCTGGTTCGCTAATGTATGGCAATAACATCATTTCTGGTGCTGTTGTTCCTAGTTCGAACGCAATCGGACTTCACTTCTACCCTATTTGGGAAGCTGCTTCGCTAGACGAATGGCTTTACAATGGCGGTCCCTATCAACTGGTGGTTTTCCACTTCCTCATTGGCGTATTTAGCTACATGGGTCGGGAATGGGAACTTTCTTACCGACTTGGTATGCGTCCTTGGATTTGTGTTGCCTACAGCGCACCCGTGGCTGCTGCTACTGCAGTGTTCCTCGTATATCCATTTGGACAAGGTTCCTTCTCTGATGGAATGCCTCTTGGCATTTCAGGTACATTTAACTACATGCTTGTTTTCCAGGCGGAGCATAATATCCTCATGCACCCCTTCCATATGCTTGGGGTGGCTGGTGTATTTGGTGGTTCTCTTTTCTCTGCTATGCATGGATCTTTGGTCACTAGTTCGCTCGTTCGTGAAACCACAGAAGTAGAGAGTCAAAACTATGGATACAAATTCGGACAAGAAGAAGAGACTTACAACATCGTTGCAGCCCACGGCTACTTCGGACGTCTCATCTTCCAATACGCATCCTTCAACAACTCTCGCAGTCTTCATTTCTTCTTGGCTGCTTGGCCTGTTGTTGGTATTTGGTTCGCTGCTCTGGGAGTTAGCACGATGGCCTTCAACTTGAATGGTTTTAACTTTAACCAATCATTGCTTGATAATAACGGTCACGTAATTAACACCTGGGCAGATATCCTCAACCGCGCTGGTCTTGGTTTTGAGGTGATGCACGAGCGCAATGCTCACAACTTCCCTCTCGATCTTGCGGCCGCAGAAACCACCCCCGTGGCTCTCAAGGCTCCGGTTATTGGTTGACATTACTCAGAAGATCTGATATCATTGTCCTAGAGACTCGGGATTATTCCCCTGTCCCTAGGACCTTTTTTTTATTTAATATGTGGTTATTCACCCCTAAAGGATTTATTTCTGTTGTTGCAGATAAAAGCAATGTGAAAGGAGACGGATTGCTTGTCCGAGCAAGAAACAAATCCCATCTAGATGAGATTCGTGAATATCTCTCCTGCGATCCGTTTGAAGTCCAGGTTAGTGACTATGCCTGGAGAGCATGGACCACTCGACTGAATATTTCTATGTTTGTCATGTCCCATATCGCCTCGATGGATTATACAAACTTTAAAAACGAGATTCATGACCATGAGTATCACGATGCTTGCCTAGGAGTCTGGGAAGAAATGTGGAAATATCAACATAAACTCTGATAAATCGATTAAGTTATCTAATATAGGAGATTATCTATGCAACACTCTATGTACTATTATTACGGACTTCTTATTGTATTTGGAGTTGTTGCATATATGATCATTGTCGATAAAAACGTAGCAGCATACATCATCCTTCTTGGCAAACTTGCCAAATTAAAAGTTTCTAGGTTCTGGTTTTGGTTAAAGTTTTATCCACGTCTTCGCTTTGATACCTTTTGGTTGAAAAGAAAGTCAAAGAAAGTATTAAATGCAATCAAATCAGAACAATCCTAGGTTAAAATATTAAGGTAACTTGTAAAGGCCATTATGCTCCAAGAAGAATGGATCGAACTCAATGAAATGCATGCTAAAATCGGTAATAATCGGCTTACTTCTTTCTCCTCTGATTTTCTGGAGAGATATTCTGAACTTTTCGCAAAATCTCTCCAAGGTAAGGGCGACCCAACTCCCGGCAATGGACCCAACGACCTCTTGGTATGAGTGGCATTCTTACCTAGAGTGCTGTCAAAGTCTCGGCATACAACCTTCATTAAGAAGATTCATGGCATATAACGCCTATTTTAAGGAGGTAATGGGAAATGTTTAAAACATTATTCCTACTTGGTAATCTATCTAAAAGAATCGATGATATTGAGAAAAAAATTGAGGAAATTCGTTACGATCTCATGATTCTCAATATTAAATCAAGACAAGAACACGAATCACTTAAAGATTTTTTCCTTGGAGAGTAATTATGTATGAAGATCTAAGCGCATTTGAACGTGCATTGGCTCGATTTGGCGATAAAGTAGCTCTTATTGCCGGATTAGAAATCGCGGATAAAATGTCCCCAGAAGACGCCTATCAAGAGATCAAAAAACTCTATAAAGGTCTAAAGAAACTACGTAAGAAAGAACGTAGCATCTGGGAATCGGACAATGACTCTGATGATTTTGAATCAAGCGATAACTAATGTATTCCCTGACTGGAGGATGACCAATGAGTTCCCCTCCGGTCTTTCTTTTATGGAAACATCGGGTAATGCCACTATAGTCTCTAGGACTTGGGACGGAGATGGGATCAGAAGGGCAAGATTATGCCAATTATCCGTTCCAGAAAAGTTTTATGCAGAGACTTTGGTCATTTATCCATGGGAAATGTCCGAGGCGCCTATATTTGGATGCGAATATCTACGAATTGGTGGGAAAAAGTACTTTGGGGGTATCGATTTCCACCCTCTTGCCCAGACTGATGAGTATTTGAGAGAGTACATTGACAATTATCTCGATGATATGCCCGATACAGAGGCTGAAACCTCAAAGTTTTATGATTTAAAGCAATACTTTTCACAAAAATTTTGGTTTAAGAAGAAAGGATATGATTTTTATAACAATTTTTACTCAACCGCGGAAGAATATCTGGTAAGATATAAGCTTCTACTCGAGGAGATGGAACCAACCCACTCCATGTTAGGACTTCATAAGAAATATGACCTTCATATGGGAGATCATGACCCAGCTCATGGGATCTTAAAGGCCTATTTCTCCGAAAAATTTGCTGATTTTTACATTAGAAAGTTTCTTTTTGACTTAATGGACGAGGATTTATGAAAGTTGTTGTACGATCTGATATTTACGCTCAAATTAAGCCTAAAAAGGTCCTCGAGTTACGTGAATTGGTTAATTCACCTGACAAACATTCATATTACTCATTTAAAAACAATGTATCTAATGGATGCGGATATGATCTTGATCTAGGTGAGCAAGTTTTATACGCTGCCAAGACCCTCAGATTTACCAATACAGAAGTCCTCGCTTTCCTAGAAAAATCTATCAAAATCGTAGAAAATACTGAACAATATACCGAATACCTGCTTAATGATACCTTTGGAGAGAAAAAATTTGTAATAAATCCTCCAGGGACTATTAGATTTTACTCACAAGATCTAATTTGTTTTTATAATGGAAAAAACTGGAGAAAACTTGACAAATCAACTGTTCACATTTAAGTATCCAGGCCGAGAACCCAAGTTTCTTGATGAATTTTTAATTCAAAGACCGGATATATTAGATTTCTACATCTATGATGTGAATTTAACCACAGGGAGTCTTTTATACCAATCTAAGGGTGGAATTGGGGTGACAAAAGAACCCTATATAGCAAAAATGCATCAGTGGATAAAAACATCTACGGTTTCATCTACCTTGTCCCATGCATATACAACTAGATTTAGAGATGATATTGGCAAATGGCGATATGTAAAACTCAAAGAGCAATTTAATGAATACGAGGACAAATTAAGTACGTGGGAGAGATGCGCTGAGCTCTATTTGTTATGGGTTGGGTCTAATTTTACTCATAGGTATAGAGATAAGGGATATGATGGCATATTTTTTCCTACAAAACTTAAAACCGACCAACTTATAAACGCTTCGCGTATAAGTCGCGAGAAAAACCTACTTTTTAGGGAAGAGGACTTTTTTTCCTTTAGAGAAGGAGTGATAAATGATAATGTTATAGTATACGCGCATCTTCCAAGAGAATATGGACGTTTTGGAGCCGGATGGATGTGGAATGAAGCCAAATTCCACCAATTTATAAGAGTTATTAATGAACTCTCAAGTTTAAAAAGGAAAGTATTAATATCCGCCTCATATGAGTTAAGAGGGAGAGTAGATATAGATTATAAACAATATTTTAAAGAAATGGACCATCTAGTAATTCCAGAGTTTAAAGAATCTAGATTACTCGCCGGTGCTAGTAACTCAGATATATACCTTTTTAACTTTTAACATGGGAAAGCATTTTTTACTCAATATTTATGGCGTCGATGCCCTATTACTAACCGAGATGGACGGTTTTATAGATTTCATCAGACCCATGTTAGATGAATGTATGGCAGAGGTCGTAGGCGAGTCATCTCATAAATTCGAACCTGGAGGATATACATATCTGGCCCTACTTAGCACATCGCATTTCTCAATTCATACTTGGCCAGAGGATAATTGCGCAGCAATTGATATGTTCTCATGCGGCGAAATACTTTCCGACGCTTTAATTTCTTATGTGGTTAAATATTTCTCTCCAGAGAACTATGATATTAAAATGATCAAACGATGATATAATATATGGGTAATTAATTGCATACTATGGCAAGAGTCACCATCAAAAACGGCAAAAAACTTATTCTAACTGTTCCTAAGTCCACCCGCCAAGGACGTTCACGTAATACAAAATTGGCCGCTACTAGTCGTAACGGCGCAAAGAAGAGATATAGAGGTCAAGGACGTTAAGTCCTATTTTATTCCGCCATAGTGGTACGCATAACGCGTACTTCTATTTCGGCATTATTTGCCACTGTTTCGGAAGTGGGGGTAAGAGTTAAGATAACATTACCCCCAGACACAGCAGCATCAAGAAGGCCAACTATCGAGGAACTATATACCGAGGCATATTCTGTCATATAGACAGTTGAACCTGCGTGAAGAAGTAGGACCTCTGCTGAATGGTAATTAGATCCCTGCTTCATTTGAACTAAATACTTACCAGTTACAAAAGACGTAGAAGAATAGGAACTAATAGTAGAAGTCACACTGGATCCAGCAGTAATAGTTACTAAGGAAGTTTGTAACTGTGCGTTTTGCTCATAAGTACCGAGACCATTAGGAGCTGCTTCTAAAGTAAGTGAGTCTTCGACACTCGCAGTTCCGTTAAAGGTGGCGGATCCTTCTACAGTTAAACTTCCAGCGGCTACTATATCGCCATCTTTATCTACACTAAACTTACTTACAGAACCAACTTGAAGATCTAATAAGAGAGAATCAGCAGCTGAAAATACGTCGGTTACATCTACCTTAACAGCTGTTTCAAGAGCTCCAGATGTAAAGGAAACATTACTTGTAATTTCTCCTAGAGCATCAATAGAGAAGTTCTTTCCTGCACCTCCAGAAATATTTAGGAGTTTGGACCCTGCAGCAAAGGATGTTTCTGTAATCTGAAGATCGATTCCAGTATATGTAATCGAACCATTTGCCCAAGTAGCCGATCCGTAGATTACTGTATCTTCAGATACTCCAGCAACAGTCAATGCAGCTTCAATAGTACCTGTGTTAAGCGCTAGAGCTCCATCCTTACGGACTAAAAACTTAGATGAAGAACCTACTGATATATTGATTAACTCAGATGAAGAAGCTGAGGCGGAATCAGTGATATTCGCATCAATTAACGAGAATGATGTTGATACATCATTCCAAGTTTGTAGTATATCAATAGCCGGAGTAGACGCAGTTAACGCAGCAGTTGGTTGAAGTTTGATATACTTAACTTCGACGCCACCCTTAGTTCCTGTAAAGATAGGGGAAGAGGAATCGGAAGTAGAAGAAGAACCGGAATAGGTTGCATCAAGTAGGAACGTAAAATTACCAGTTGAGTCTTGATAACCAAAGAATCCTTTCTTTGCAGTAGAACTTACATAATTAAACTCAACACCTAAATCTTGATCTAGGTCTCTAAGAGGATTTAAGGTAAAGAAGTCTCCACCTGCAGAAGACTCGGACAATCCTGTTACCTGAGGACCTCCAAAAGATGCAGAGATCGTAATAGTTCTATAATCTGAACTGGTTGGATCTACTTCTTTGCTAAGTACATAGTAAGTAGTTCCAGCTGTGAGACCAGTAATATCACCGGAGTCATAAGTAATTGCGTCTCCGATTGCAATATCACTAAATGCTTCGGCAAGGAATTTAATTCTATCTCCTACCACGGCTTCTGCCGCGATAGTTTGACCGGCATTTCCTAGACTGATAACTGGGTCAATAGACGAAATAGTTCTTGTATCAACAATAGTCGATACACCACGTACGGTTAGATCATTTACCGTAACATTTCTATTTCCGTCAACAAACGGTAAGCCATTTACGCTAATACCGTGTTTTACATCAAATTTTTTGTAAGTGGCTGTAGCCATAACAACTTATGCTCTATATCTCTTGTATCTTTAAACTAGAGATAATTATGGAATTTACCTGGTATAATTGTTTAGTAATCTAAAGATTTTTATGTATTTTGCAGCAGCAATCCAAGCAGTAAATGCAGGTTTGAAAAAAAGTAATGAAATTGGCACTAAGATGAACATCGCGGTTGTTGATCGTGGTGGGAATTTGGTTGCCTTTGCCCGTGAAGATGGGGCATGGGTGGGAAGCGTGGACATCTCTATTAAGAAAGCTCGCACAGCAACATTTTTTGACATGGAGACTCAAGAAATTGGAAAACTATCTCAACCGGGTGGTAGTCTGTATAATATTGAACATTCTAACAATGGTCTTATTACTTTTCCTGGCGGGGTCCCTCTAACTACTCCAGATGGTGTTATTCTTGGTGGTGTAGGTGTTTCCGGCTCGACAGTAGAGGATGATTTTGCGGTGGCCCAAGCAGCAGTTGAAGGTTTCAAGACTGCTTTTGTTGAAACAACCGAAAATTAAGGTTAAAGATATGGGACTTTAACGTCCCTTTCTGCCACTATAGCTCAGCTGGATAGAGCAACGGTTTTGTAAACCGTAGGTCGTCGGTTCAAGTCCGACTTGTGGCTCCACGGGATATAGCGCAGCTTGGTAGCGCGGATGCTTTGGGAGCATTAGGTCGCGGGTTCGAATCCTGCTATCCCGATATTATGGAACTAAATAGACGTTACTTTGGTAAAACTATTGTTTTTTGCCTTCCAGGATCTCATTATTCTGGGAGGTTTTTAGTACGATTTACTCAACTCCTATTAGATTGTAGACAAATTGGAATAAATACTATCATCTCCCAAGATTATAGTTCCATGGTTAACTACGCTAGGTGTAAAGTAATGGGTGCAAATGTCACCCGTGGCAAGTACCAAGTTCCATTTGGAGGGGCAATAGAATATGACTACATGATGTGGATTGATAGTGATATTGCATTCACCTCAGCGGATTTTTTTAAACTCCTTGAGCAGGACAGAGATATAGTCTCTGGTTGGTATATTCAACCCGGAGGATTAACTCCTATTGTTGAAAAAATGGATGATGAATATTTCAAATCTCATGGATATTTTGAATTTATCTCCGAAGATGCCATGAGTAAACGTAATTCGCTATTTAAAGCTGATTATGTTGGTTTTGGTTGGGTGCTAATAAAACGAGGCGTGTTTGAATCCATCTCCTATCCATGGTTTGCGCCAAAACTTATAAAAATAGGTGAAGATTTAGAAGATGTATGTTCAGAAGATGTCTCCTTCTGCATCGATGCAAAAAATGCTGGTTATGACATATGGGTTGATCCAAAAATCCGAGTGGGCCATGAAAAGGTATTGACCATCTGAGGATTTTCTGATAGAATATAGAGGTCAATGTCTCAATAGCTCAGATGGATAGAGCATCTGCCTTCTAAGCAGTTTGTCGGGGGTTCAAGTCCCTCTTGAGACGCCTCGCGGGGTTAGTTCAGCGGTAGAACGCTATCCTTCCAAGTTAGATGTCGTCGGTTCGATTCCGATACCCCGCTTGAGAAGAGACAATAAGTCCCTCTTCTCTTTTGTTCTTACAATTATTAAGAAAGTATGAAAAAACTCGTCTCAGCTATCGGTGCACTCGGCGTAATCGCCCCTGGTGTTGCCACTGCAGCTCCTCAAGGTCAATTCCCCGATGTCCAGCCGACCAACTGGGCGTATCAGGCAATCATGAACCTCAAGGATAAGTATGGTTGCGCTGTTGGATTCCCCAATGGTACTTTCCAGCCCGGCGAACCTACCACTCGTGCTCAACTTGCTGCTCTGACTAATGCTTGTCTCGATCGCATCGAGGAATATGCAGATGCAAAAGATGCTGCACTTGCTCAGGCTCTCCGTGCCCAATTCGCTGGCGTTGATACTCGTGTAACTAAACTTGAGCGTATTGCTGCTCAAAAAGCCCAAGGTGTTAACAACTACCTAGGTGCTGGCGTTCTTCTGAATAAGCAAGGTATTGATGGCAATGGTTATACTGAAAACCGTACTATCTCTGGTGGTACTGTCCAAGGTCGTTACGCTGTAAAGACCTTTAATAACCAAAATGCTGTTTCTGTCCGTCCTTATGCTAATTTCGTTGGCACTCCTGCCGGTGAGATTGGAGCAGCAGGTGGTGGTCTTCTCTCTTATGACTGGAGTATCGCCCGTAAAGCTGGCGTAAGCGCCGCTAATATCTACACCGGTGTCGGTTACCAAGTTCCTTTTGTGAATAATACCGCAGCCAATTTCCAATCTGCTATTGGTGAAAAAGGCCAAGTAATTCTTGCCTTGGGCATCGAAGGTCGTCTGACCAATTCCTTGGTTGGTTTTGCTGATCTCAAGTTCCCTACCACCAATGCTTCTAATAGCTACGGTGCAACCAATGGTACCTATTCCCCTGTATTCACTACTGGTCTCGGTTTCAAATTCTAATGACCGTTACCACGAATGAATTTGGCCAACAGAATATGTTTGCCAAAGAACCTGAAATGTACATCGATCCTATCATTACAGAACAAATGGAAAAAGAAACTTACCAGACTCATAACGAACGTGCAGAGATGCTTAATGGCCGATTTGCCATGCTTGGTATCGTTGCAGCATTTGGCGCCTATGCCTTAACCGGGCAGATCATTCCTGGCATTTGGTGATGGGTGAAGTTATCTTCACTATAACGAGCATCAGTTTCCTGGTGCTCCTTTTTCACTCCGTGAATGAATTGGCTAAGACCTACTAATTGAGTAGGTTTTTCTGGAGAGGTGGCCGAGTGGTTGATGGCAGCAGTCTTGAAAACTGCCGTGTGATGAGCACCGTGGGTTCGAATCCCACCCTCTCCGTTAAACATAAAAGGTTGTTTGTTTAAAGATATATTCGAGAATAGTTGTATCAAGAGATACTCAAATGGCAAGTCCGTTCCGTGGCTCAGACGTAAGACTGGCCGTATTAGAAGAAAAACTTGATGTATACGAGGAACTGTCCAGAGAAATGCTTTCAAAACTCGAAGCGGCAGTAGATAAGATTTCGGAAGCAAATCAGAATGTAGCCAAGATTCTTGTCCGTCATGAGGAACGTCTAGATCAAACCATCCAATCTGACACAGCAATCATGAAACTTTTGGATGAAATTAAAATCAAACATCAAACAGATATTTCTCATACAGAAACAGAAATAAGTAACCTAAAAACAAGATTTGATGAGTTATCTAAATTTCGTTGGATATTCGCCGGTGTTCTTTTAGTCGTTGGGATTATTGCCGGTCAAGTAAACGTTCTTGAGTCCATGTTCCCCTCTGTTCCGTCGATGCATAATACTAAATGAGAGGGAAAAGGATAGGGTTTATATATCAAAAAACTTGGAAAACTGGTATAATACAGTGCGTATCAGTTGATTTCCCAGGTCACTATGCTATTTTTATTGTCAAAGACTCCACTGGCGCAGTTATCCCCGTGGATTCACGAGATGCTTCATACGTATAGGGTTGGAATTACGGGTGTCTTAAGTTTCCTCTTGATATTTGTTCCGATCTATGGTATAATGGTTATACATCGGGATTCCAATTCCGATTGATCTTGGGACTGTCGCCTATTGGTTAAGGCCCACTGCTTATAACGGTGTGAACGGAGTTCAATTCTCCGCAGTCCTATTGGGCACTATAGGCCCATATATTCCACAATAGCTCAGCGGTAGAGTCGGTGACTGTTAATCACTTGGTCCCTGGTTCGAATCCAGGTTGTGGAGTTGATAGGGTTGGAAACATCCGATTCTATCACGTATTCACTATCCTCTAATATAGTGAAAAACTAAGTGCCTAGTGGCTCTATGGGTACTCATGGAGCCCCTTCTCCTGTTAGTCTATTGGTAAGGACGGGTGGACAACACACATAGATACTGGGTTCGATTCCCAGCCAGGGGAAAGTGATAGAGGGTAAGCCTCTGCTATATCCTTGAGGTATATTACGCTTACTCCATCAAGCAACACCCCCTAAGCCTATCTCGGGACGCCGAATGATGCTCAAACAAGGGGGTCACTTGCGGATTTAGCAATCTGGTGAATGCAGCGAACTCATAATTCGCCTTAGGCGTGTTCGATCCACGCAATCCGCACCAGGTCTGAGTGGCGGAATTGGTAGACGCCCAGGTTTTAGGTACCTGTGTCCTTGCGACGTGGAGGTTCAAGTCCTCTCTCAGACATTTAAGGTTAAAGATCCTTATTGAAAGAAAATTATGCTTTCTACAGAAACCCGACTGAGGCTAGAGGCAATTGCCGAAAAAATCGCCTTACACAAAGAGGTCTCTTTTGAAGAGATGCAATGGGCGCAGAAGTGGGCAGATCATAATCGCTCAGCAGCTTCGATACTCAATAAGGCCCGTAGAGTATCAATCAATGGAATTCCTGAGAAGGACTCTCTTGATGAGTTTATGAACGATTTAGATCTTGGCGATCCTGATCCTTCTAACCATCTCATCGGACCACAAGATCCAGACACCTTGGCAAAATGGTTTAAAGCTCCACCATGGCTGAAGAACGATTGATTACCGAGGATGAGTTTAGAGAGTTGATGGAGATGGCCCATCGACTCAAGATACGGGAACTTTTTGAAGAGCCATCTACCTACGAAGATGAATGCGAGGATTGACAAATGGCTCTTCTTTCACGTCAAGATTATGAAATGGTAATCGAGGCTCTAGAGTTTTATCTAGAAGCACATTCAATAGATTGCCCAGATTTTGACCATTTAGGGTATAATAACCTAGTTAATTGGTTAAAGATCTGCGTTTCCAAGGGCGATTAACTCAGCGGTAGAGTGCCTCCTTTACACGGAGATGGTCACTGGTTCGAATCCAGTATCGCCCATGTCAGAAAATCCTGACAAATGCTTTTTTGTTTAAGGTAACCATATGGAAGATATTACTTTTTCAGATAGTTTAAAAATTAAACCCGGTGGGAGCATTAGTTTTACCGGTGATGCTAAAGCTACCCTCATTATTGACGATGAGGTAATCACATTATCGGCATCTACATCATTAGAGACTTATTGCCAAAAACATCCAGGAGCGCCTGAATGCAAAATTTACGACGTGTAAACTTCTCTTGACACGACCCCCGTCCTTGGAGTATGATTGCTCTAGGGATTTTTTTTGTCATGAACATCTTCTTCCTTGATCACGATCCTAAGACTGCAGCGGAGTACCATTGCGATAAGCATGTCAACAAGATGATCATCGAGCATCTTCAAATGATGAGCGTTGCTCTTGCCCATCATGGATTGAATCCTGCTCGGAAGAAAGATGGAGAGTTCTATAAAGTCCGCGGGTTTAAAAACCATCCATGCACTCTTTGGGTGAAAGAGTCGGTTTGTAACTTTATGTGGACTTACAAACTAACTTATCATCTTTGCGAGGAATTTGAGAAGCGATATGGAAAACCTCACTCGGGGGTTAATAGTCTTGAGTCTATTGATCTACTCGAGGTGAATAAGTTATATCCAGATAACGGTTATACTGAGCCGGCTCAGGCAATGCCAGATTACTGCAAAGTTGATGGTTTCCCGGTTAAAGCTTATCGTAATTATTACAACTGGGCCAAGTGGCGGTTTGCTACTTGGAAGACCCAAGAACCTGATTGGTGGGCGCCTGGATGTTGCTTAGAGGCTAAAGATGAATACTGAAAAATATTGCCTCATTGGTGATTTGCATGGTCGAATTGATACTCTTGATAAGATTTTAGATAAATCTGAAGGGTATAAATATATCTTCATGGGAGATACAATCCACCACAAACCATTTTTTAAACGTTCTAAAAGAACTTCTCCGCTTAGAATGCTAAGCAAAATTAAGAAGTTAGTAAAACAAAACCGAGCAACTTTAATCCTTGGTAATAACGAAAACTATATTCTTAAAAATCTTCTCCTCCCAGAAGAAGATATTCTGCAAAAAGAAGTTAGGTATACTTTGGGATGCTTACGAGAACTATCTCTTGATGACAGACTCGATTACCTTCATTGGTTAACTACGTCCCCATTGACCTATGAATTCGAGTCATACGGAAAGATTTATCGTTGCGCCCATGCCTACTACAATCCTAACTACACTCCAGAGACCCGAAATAATGTACTCACTGGCATAGGTTATCCTTGGTTTAAGACTGATAAGCTCGAAGATCATATTAAACTCGATGCGGAGTATTTCTTTGGCCATTATGGCTATCCGTACTTCCGCAAGAACTTAAAAATCATCGATGCAACTAACTTTGAGGGGGTGGGGGTATATTATACGGATCGTGAAGAATTCTTAATCTATTACTAATAGGCCCTGGCCTATGATAAAATATTCCCATCTGCCATTCTCTTATGTCAAAGTTGAATTCCCTTGGATACGCTGTTCTTTCCGATGTGATGAACTCGAGGGTGTTTGGTGAAGGAACAACTCAGACAGAGCCTGATGAAAAGCATCTCAGAAACGTCAAGCAGGAGATGGAGAAGTTTGGCGTAGAGTTTCCTGTAAAAAATCCCAGCAATTTCTTTATCGAGGACTTTGCTCTACCTGAGTTAAAAGCAAACAACATCAAGGATCATTTTGATGCTATCTCCAAAGACGTCTGCGGGGATAAAGTTGAATTAATGAAGGACTTTGCTTATACCGAAATCGGTGAAGCACCGGATAAAACTAAATTTTTTCTGTATGCTGGTTGGGTCAAGTATCCTTTCAATGGCGAACCAGAAGTTGTCGATGGGATTGAGGAGGATATTGCAGTCTATGACTGTGAGACCTTTGTAAAGGGTAGTGACTTTGGCCATCCCATCTTGGCCACTGCGGTTACTCCTAAGGCATATTATATTTGGATGCATCCCGCGTTCGTAAATAGTAAGACAGAATATAAGCCAATGCTTGTGCCCATTGGAGGCAGGGATAAGATTCTAGTTGCTCATAACGTAGCATTTGACCGAGCTCGGACTCAAGAAGCCTATGTCCTTGGCAAAACAAATTCTTGGTTTGACACGATGTCAGCTCATATCAATGTGAGTGGATTGGCATCAGGTCAACGTTGGTGGTATTTGCAGAAAGCAGCTAAGAAAGCTACCTATAAAGCCGATCCTATCTGGGCCGATAAGGGATCCATGAATAATCTCATCGATTGTTATAACTTCCATTGCCAGCCAATGGTCCCTCTCGAGCAAGAAGATAAAAAGATCCGAAATATCTTCGTAGATGCCAATTCCATGGAGGAATTTGTTCCCGAACGAGATGATCTTATTACCTATGCTCTTAACGACGTAAAAATCACCTTTGAACTATATTCTATTCTATTCCTCAAGTACCTTCAAAATAATCCGTCATTAACCACTCTTGCTGGCCATTTTGGTATCTCTTCTGCTCACCTTCCGGTAGTGAGTGATTGGGAGAAGTGGTTTGATGGTTGTGAGAAACAGTGGGAAACTTCGCTCTCCCGCCAAGAAGAGATTCTTTGCAAAATGGCCGAGGAGGTATATCAGTCTTGGAATGAAGGAGAGATTACCGATGAGGATATTAAAGCAGATCCATGGCTCTCCCAACTTGACTGGGAAGCAAACTTTAAACTTACAAAGGCTGGGAAACCCAGCTCGAAGTGGTACGGAGTGCCTAAGTGGGTGAGGAGTGTATCTGCCAAAGACCTCATTGATGGCAAACCTGTAATCCAAGATATCTCAACTAAAAATCGCCTATCCCATCTTCTCCTTCGTCTTAAGTGGAATGATCAACCTCTAAAGTTCTTTACTGATAAAGGCTGGTGCTTCATGGATGAAGATCTTGGGGACTATGTACGTATCCCTCATACTGATGGGGAAGGAGTTAATGTCGGAGGAGTATTGACCAAGGATTATGCTGAGGATTTCGAATCTGGACAACTAAGTTCCGATCTTCCTGAGGCAAAAGAACTCATCAAACTTGCAATTAATGTGGCATACTGGACTTCGGTAAGGAGTCGTGTGAGGGAACAACTCGTAGAGGAGATTAAAACTCCTAAGGGAAATAAGTTTAAGATGATTGTTCCCGCCGCAGTTCCTCATAACACTTCGACCAATCGCGCCGGGGAGAATCTTTGGTTGACTGTTCCTGATCCGAAATACGACAAGATCGGTAGTGAAATCAAGACTCGTGTCCAAGCACCTGAGGGCTATGTATTTGTCCAATCCGACTTCGACGCTCAAGAGGCAGTAGTTGCGTCGATCTTTGCCGACTCATATCACAAGATTGCCGGAAGCACACAATTTTCCCACTCAATTCTTGCTGGGTCTAAAGATGATGGGACGGACATGCATTCCATGACTGCAAAAGCTATTGGGATCTCTAGGGCTATTGCAAAGGGATGTAATTATGGCATGTTGTACGGGTGTGGGGCTAAAACTCTTGCAAATACAATCCGAAAGGGAAACAAAAATATCCCAATGAAACAAGCAGTTGAGATGGGAAATAAACTCATTAAAATTAAGAAGGGTACTAAGGCCTCCAGCGTCTCTCAGACACTTATCGGTGGTTCTGATTCCTATGCTTACAATGAAATGGCACGTATTGCCAATCTTCCCTCTCCCATTAATCCTCTAAGTGGTACAAAGATGTCCACGGCCTTCCGCCCGACATCTGTTGGAACCGATTTCTGGACCATGCGTAACAACTGGTGTATTCAATCCACTGGTAGTGCTATGCTCCATGCCTTCATGACTGCTATGGAATGGTTGATTGCAGAGTACGAATTGGATGCTGAGTTTTGTATGTCAGTTCATGACAGTATCTTGTATCTCTGTCCAGAGTCCCAGGCTGAGGGGGTTGCAGCTTTGTTCCAAGTAGCTCATGCTTGGTGCTGGGCTTGGATGAGGTATAACTACGGGATCTATGAACTTCCAGTAGCAAATGCCTGGCTCTCTTCTATTGAGATCGATAAAATCTTCCGTAAAGCCGCCACTGCAAACACTAAGACCGTTTCTCAGCAAAAATCCGAACTTGATGGTGAATCTCGAACCATCCAAGATCTCATCCCAATTTTCAACTCTATGTTTACAAAATGAAACATTTTAAATACGGGGCAAATGTAAAGTTCCTAGGCGGATGTAATTATGATCATATTTTGATCAAAAATCAGGTATATTTTGTAGAAAAGACCCTTTCAGAGGGATACGTTATTCTTAGAGGAATCCATGGAAAATTTAACTCAGACTGCTTCGAACAGACAACCAAATAAAATGAGTTGGTGGGCATATATCTCCACGCATCTCATCCCTGTATGGCTCAAGTCCTTTGAAGATAACTTCAAGATGTGGAGAGACTTGATGACTGGCAACTATGCCAATTATGCTCTTCTTGATGATGACGATCCGTTTACAGAATGCTATGAGTGGTTCTGGGCGTCTATTAACATGGATGAGACCTATCCGAAAGAGTTCTTGGAGTATCTACAGGACTTATGTGATAGGATAGATAGTGGAGAAGAAGAACTTGTTCCTATGGACCTTGACCAACTTAAAAGAATTGAAGAACTGCTCGAGGATGTAGAATCATGAAAAAATTGCCTTATTTTAAATTGATTGAGTTTGTTCGGAGATGGGATTATGGCCATGAGTTCTATGTATCATTCTTCAAAACATCTAAGTTTGTAGTATTGCAGATTGCCATTGACTACAGCGAATACCCAGGTTGGCCATATTTGCAAATAACCTCAGGAATGGGCAAACTCTTTGGTATTTTGCTCAATGTCTGGAAAATTGGCATTTCCTTTGATCTATGTGGTTATCCTTGGAGATTTGTCATAGACGATATGGAAGAATATCCAACTCTTAAGGAACTATGCGGGGATTCCGATGAAACCACTCCCGAGTGATTGGGACTTGAGAATCATGTGGACTGTGGCCACCTCATCCAGTATAGAAGGTGGCCCACCAGCCTATGCCAGGTTTGCCAAAATGTTGTATGATAGTCTTGGTGATGAGGAATCTTCTTATGAACTCTTTGAAAGAAAAGAAAGCCCTTCTCAAGAAACTTGAGGGAGCCTATACCACTTGTTTTGATTGTGGGCGGGAGTATGGAGTATATTCGGTTGGATGCTCGTCCGTGCGGACAGGAGAATGCGATGTTTGTGGGAAAGAATCTCGAGTGACTGAAGCACGAGACTTTGGTTATTTCTCCAGGCAAATTCGCCAACTTAAAAAGGAGATTAAAGATGAGGCCAAACTTTCATAAAGTTTTGGAAATGGCCCTTGAAGAAGGCGTCCGATTCGGTTATAATCGTGCTCATAAGCACGTAGAGAACCCACATGAGGATGCCGTAGTTGATTGCGTGGTTCAAGGTGCTATGAATTCTATTTCTGAATGGTTTATTTTTGAAGAGGAAGTTTCTGAATGAGTTTTTCTAAGACTGTTTCTGTTTGTGCTGCTCTTGCAAGTATCTTTGCTGCTGGTACTGCTGGATGGAAATTGGCAAATGAAAATCAAACGATCCCAGTAGAACAGGGACAAGATGTCTCTGTTTTTGAAGAAAAAATTAATAAACTCGAGGAGAAATTAAAAGAAGTGGAGGAAAAACCTACTCCAGAAGCAACATCGGCTCCGGTAGTAGTGCAACAACCTCCCGTTCTTCCTCCTCTGCCACCTGTACCCGAACCTCAACCCGGAGAAGTTGAATGACTTACGATCAACTCTACGAGCACGTTGTTGCTTATGTTGCCATGCCACATACTACTATTACTGTGCATGATAAACGTCGTGCTTGTTTGATTCTGGGTGCATTTATGGAATTTAACCTTGATTGCCTAGATGAAGGCGTAGATCCACGAACGCTCGATATTACTAGTTTTATCAACGAGAAACTTGACATTTTGGAAGGTAAGAAATGAAAACCTATAACCTCACCATCACTGAAAAGCAGGCACGAGCACTTGTAGATGCTACTGATTTGCTTCAAAGAGTTCAACTGGGTCAATGGAGAGAAATTCAAGATAATCTACCTCTTCAAAAACCTATTGATTATGAGGAATTTCATCAAGATATGAGAATTATTGGAGCAATTCTATCCAAACATATGATTGATGGTATTGATGGTGGTGCTTCCTCACTTGGAGTAGGACATCCAGACCTTCCAGAAAGTAATGGTATTCTTTATGACCTTCATCGGGTCCTTCGTAGGAAACTTTCTATCGAACGAGCAGTAGAACAGGGTATCATTGAGAATGAAAATGTTTCCAGAAATAAAATGCCGATTACTGTAGACTTTGATATTCCTATGAAATGGGGGACTGAACCACTTGCTAAAATGGAAAGGGTCAGTTGAACAACTGGCATAAGGGCATCTCCACAGGTGCTCTTTTTGTCTTATAATAACTTCAGTTCAAATAAACCAATGGACGACCAGCACACTCTTAATGTGAGGATTGCTGATACTTTGGAAAAAATTCAAGGTATCAATCCTGTTCTGTATGGCATGTGGTATAGCAAGTTGTACCCTCCTCATGGTGATAACAAATACTGGACCACTGAAACTCTCGTCCGTTTGAACAACCTTTTGAAATGATTAGAGCAATCCTCAATCAGTTCCCTGCTCGCTATGGAACTTACTTCGCTGAAGGTAACAAGATCCGCCGAACATTCTCCAATGGTTTTAGTTACATCGCAAAAGAATGTAAATCACTACAAGAAGCACAACGCATCGTAAAAGATCTCAATCAACTTTTAAGCAAATGACCGAAGAAGAACTCCCAGCATCAAACGAATTCATCACATTTGTAAGAATTCAACTTGACCACGAACAAAAACAACAACTCAATCGTTTCCTAAATCTCCATTATCTTGGAGATGTGAATTGTAATGAGTATGATGAGAACTTCAAACTTGTTGCCAAGTACCCAGAGAAAGAAACAGAGGAGTTCAAAAATGCTATGTGGAGAGCAAATATGTGTGTAGATTATCAGGTTAAAGTGGTCTATGATGTGAATGGTGGTTGCAAATTAGAGTTACTATGAACTACAAAACTGAAATCATAGACGGACGCAAAGCAGTTGTCCGGCATTTCTTCAAACCACACGAAATCCAAGTTGGTTCTCGTTGGGCACGGGCAGATGGTTCCAAGGGTTATGTCACCGTCGAGGAAATTAAAGTCTATCCTGCTTCAGATCACGAAGAAAATCATTGGTATGAGATTTATTATTCTTGGGAGGAGAATGGTGTGAAGAAAACTCACAATAAAGACCAATTTGCTTTTCAATGTCGTTATTGTTTGATTGTAGAATGAAACTCTTCCAATACGACAAAAAAGTTTGGGACGATGGTGATGCTGACTACACTTGGCAGTTTGGTATCATCAACAATAAAACATTATTCTGGGTTCATTATGAAAATCCCGGTCGTTTAGTTTTTAGTGATGGTGGATTACACATCCTATTCTCATTCTTTACTAATTCTTTATTTGGAGTAGATTTTCAAGTTGGTAAAGTTGGTTTGAGTGTTAACTTTTTTACAGAATACTTTGATGGGTGGGAAGAATGACTGACGAACAAATCCTTGAACTTGTAAGATTTCACTTTCAAGAAGGTGGAATTAGGGACGATGGTAGTTGTTCCGAGTATTATGGAAATACAAAAGATTTTATTGATTTTGCCCAAGCAATCTATGAAATGGGTAATGAAAATGGTTGGGAAAGTCACCAAGAAAGTGTATCCCTGAACTCCTCTTATCCTACTGATTATAACTATGACTAACCAACAAAAAGCAGAAGAACTCCTAAAAGTTATTTGTAAAAGTGAAGCACACAATACTGCTTGGATGCTTCAAGAAGTTCTTCAACATCTTCGTAAGCAACTATCAGGAACTAATAAGGTTGATTTTACTGATGAACTGGATGTGATGTTTAATGCTGGATGGGATGAATGTCTCAAAGAGATTGATGCTATTTGTGATGAGTTGGAATTGCTATGACTGAAAGAGCACAAAAAATAAGAGAGGAAGCACGACAAGCACTTTACAGAACTCCTAATGACCAAGAGTGTGAGATTCCTATTGCGGTTGCTGTTATTCGTGCTATTGTAAATGAGCATCAATACTATCAATGTTGTGAAGAAGAAGGTGTAGAAGATATGGTAGTTGATGCTCGGTTGCTTTATGACCTTGCTGATGAACTGGAGGCACTCAAATGATTTTAAATGAAGAAATCCTCAAACTTTCTAAAACCTGTGGATTTGATAGTTTCACAGGTGAAAAAGATGATGGGACACAAACTGATTACTGGGAGTGTTGGGAAGAACAACTGATTGCCTTTGCCCAAAAAATCTATCAAATGGGTTATGATGATGGTTGCTACGAAACATCTTATTCCGCTGGATACACTGGACTTTTTGGAGAACCACAATGACTAACACAGCATACCAAATCTGGGAAACATTCAAAGCAGAATTGATTGTAGATCCCACAGAAGATATGAAACAAGCATTAGCATCTTCTATTCGTGTAATTTCTTCTCTCATTTATAGAGATGGAGTGCTTGCAAATGAACCTTGGCTTACTCATACTGCTCAAGAACTAAATGAAATTGCTGGCGATGTGGAGGCACTATGAAATTTAATGGATTTGATTGGGTATTTTTGACTATACCTATTTTTATAATCGTTGCTGCTGCTGTTCTTACATATGGTGATCAACAACAACGAGTATTATTCCAACAAACATACAATAAAAACTTGGAGTGTCGTCAAGCACTCAAAGATCAAACAGTAGGAAGAGTGAATGAGATTTGTGGCGATGTTCCTGCTATTGGAGCTTTTGTGAAATGAATAAAACTCAATCAGCATTAGAACGAGTTATTATTGAACTTGATAGTTGGTGTGATAATTGGACACCCACATCTTATAATGACCCTCGCATTAGTTTGAGACAGATTGCTGACCGTGCCCGTGATGTTTTAGACCCTAGAAAAAAAATGACTGACTTTCAACCAAAACCACAAACACCAGAGCAAGTAGATCAAGGGCTTCGTGATGCTTTTATACAAGCAAAGGAAGATGGTGTATTTGATTGGGGGGTAAAACTCCATCAACCAAAATACTCCAACTGGAAATGCTACTTATTTGGTAATCGTCCTGGTGGAAATGGAATAATGTATGTTCCATCAGAAGGACGAGTGCCTAATCGTTTTGTGAGGTTTATGATGAGGATCTGTTTTGATTGTTTATGGGTAAAGGACACTTGAAGAACTGACCCAGGAGCATCCCATAGGTGCTTCTTTTGGTCTATAATAACTTCATACACACAGACACCCGATGATTGATATCACAACTCAAATTCGCATCCAAAACCACGCAGATTATTGGTATACTGTCGAAGATCTTAATGTTGACTTAGGTTGCGAAGGTTTCACCGTTTCCTATTGGGAAATTCGCAAGGGAGAAGGAGATAAACGAGTTAATTTTATTACTATGGATAAAGAAGAAGCACTCGCAGTAGCAGATGCAATCTACAAACTTTTTAAGAACTGATGCACTACGAAACTGACATCATCATTCATCAGTATTCATCCGATGGAGATTTTTATTACAAACTCAAAGTCACAGATGTAATGAATATGGATTATTACTATGATGGTAGTGCTTCTACACTTGATGATGTTATGGAATGTATCCAACTTCACCTCAAACAACACCAGAACTGAAATGACTATCAAAGCAACTGAATTTCTCAAACTCTTTACCAAAGCAGAAAAACTTGATTTGAGCGTTGAGGTTTGTGAGGACAAAGATGGTGATTATGTAGTTCGTATCTACGAAATGTTCCGTTCAGAAGGATTTGATGAAAAAATGTTCATCACTCAAAAGGGTGAGAGCGACTGGAATAAGGCATCATACACTATTGATGGTATGATGGATGTTCTTGATGAAATGTTGGAAGAAAAACGACAAGAAGAAATCAAAGAACAAAAACGACAAGAACTTCTTGCTCGTTTGACTGATGAAGAAAAGGAATTGCTGGGAGTAAAATGACTATCAAACGAATTCAAGCCAAAGAAACTCAAAAGTATTATGGGGACTTTGATGGAAAACTTGAAGACATTATTTCTTCACTTCAAGCAGAATTAGATGCTGGTTGGGAGGGACTTGAGAGTGAATATGAATGGGATTATGGTGGTGAAAAATACATCGAATATTATCTCTACAAGTTCCGTGAAGAAAACGACAAAGAGTATGAGAAACGATTGAAGCAACTGGAGAAAGAAAAAGCAGAAAAAGCAAAAGCAAAGGAACAAAAATTTCAACAACTCAAGAAAGACCTTGCTAATCTAACTGAAGACGAACTCAAACAACTTGGTGTAAAATGACTGAACGAGTAAAATTCAAAACTATCACACGAGTGATTGACCCAAAGACACGTATTCATTATCTTGATGCAGTGGATACAAATGGGTATCACTGGTCTGCTCAAATGACCCATCAAAAAGAACCTTGGATTGTTTACAAAGAAGTTTGGAAAAAAGACCCACAACAACCCTACGACCTATGACTGAAATCGAAAAAACAGAAGCAGAAATCAAAGTGCTTCAAAAGAAACTTGACCTCCTCAAAGAGATTGAGACGCATAAATCTCAACCAAAAATGAACTTTCTATTTGATGGAAAGTGTGAGGTTGTCTCTTATAATAAAAAAAGTTATTATCGTTTTGAATTTCCTGATGAGGTTTATTGGTATAGGAGAACTAGTCACGAGACCTACTTGGATTTAAAGTTGGAACGCATTACCGATGGTGAAACTCATCGTCTGCTTGAAGGTGTATGGTTCAACGATGTAAAAAAGGGGAAGTATGATAATATAGCTGATGAACCAGAACATTATGATGAAGTAGAGTGGGATGAGAAGGATAATCCCCAATATCGTATTACTGATGAAGTAGTTGATAAATTAATCAAACAACAACAAGCACAAAAACTCTACAATAGATTATATGATGAACTCGGTTATGATTTTGAGGATATTGAAACCGTTGTAGGTTTGGTTGAGGACTGGCTTCCTAAACCACAATCTGCTGAAGGTTCACAAAATGTAAATACTGAACTACTTGTTGAAGGTTTCAACCACTGCCTTGAAAAAATTAAGGGGATGCTACGATGAGATACAATCCAGCAGATTGGGACACATACACCCAAAAACAAAGAAAAGAATGGTATTATACACCAGTTGAAGAACAAAGAGAGATTGTAAACAAATCATATCTCTCACTGATTACTGATGATAATGGAAATCTTGATGCTTTGAAAATCGTTGAGATTATTATGGATTTACAAGACCGAGTAGACGATCTTGAAATTGAATGTGTGAGGAAAGAGTATTACTAATGACTACTAAACGAAACTTTACACAAGAACTCCTATACTCATATTATAATGATATGGAAGGTGGAGATGATGTTGAGAGCATTGATTATCGTTCTTTGATTCACATCATCACTGAATTATGTAATAGAATAGAAAAACTTGAATCATGGAAAGATCGTGTGCAAAAAACTGCTAAGGAGATCAAATGACTGAAGATGATAAGTATGCTCTTAAAGAGTTTCTCCGTGCCGTCGGTATTACTGCCGGTGTCCTTGTTATCTTCGGTATAATTTGCCTTGTGATTATTAGTTTTTCCACAGACGGTGATAAACCACTGAACTCCTCATTATTTGAAGTGGTTGACAAATACAAAGAATGTGATATAGTAAGGTATGCTCCGCATCAGGCAGCAGAGTACAAATACTTCCTTTATTGCGAGGGAAACAAATGACACATTCTGAGCATTATTACGACTACAACCGCAATGATCTTTCTCGCCCCAACCCCTTCGACTCACTCCCCAATCCTGTGGCCGAGGGGATTATGGACATCTACTACAATAATTTTTCCGACCTAGATGATAGCCCCTTTGATCGTAAATGCATTGCCGATATCCTAGAGTACGCAATCAGGCAACTCCGAGAGCACCAAGAGCCTGGCCATGGTCGTTTTGTAATCTTTTGTGAAGATCTCTGGGATGTGGTTGACGCCTTGAGGAAGAAGTCCTATGATGAATGAGGATATGCCATGGGTCAACTTGACAGACAAAGAAGTAGAAGAGCTCCGCGCCAAAAAGCACGAACTTACTGAATATGGAAAACAGAGGCTTAAACAACTCATGAAGAATAACGAACCCTATCCAGACGCAATGTTTGAAGAGGCAGAGCGACGCGAGGCAGAGCGTAGAGCCCTTGACACCCTGGATGAGATTTACGAGAAGCATGGGGATGCCATGTTACGCCTAGCTGAGATTGAAAAGGATGAGTGGGAACAAGAGCAAAGAAGCGATCGTATTCTTGAGCGATATAATCAATTCTATAATACCGAAGTATCTGGACTTACCTGGGGGACTCATATTACCCCCGAGTTTCAACAGGCTATGGCACTAGAGTGTATGTTAGATGCTCTGCGTTATGAAAATCTAAATCATGAGTTTGATGTTATCTCTACCGATGATGTCAATCTATTGATTGAACGACTGTATCAACAAGGCAAGGATTACCTTGAGAAGGTCCGAAAGAGTGACTGATAAAAAGCGAGAAATACTAGAAATTGCTAAAAAGTTTATGGAAGAAAATTCTGAAGCAATGCAACAACTCGCTGAGATTGAGCGTAGGGAATTCTATCGTTTCTTTGCAGTTGATTACTTCGCTACTGGTGAGGGTAGGTCATATTGGTTGATGATTTGTCGTAATTACCAATCATATGATGACGTGGACCGAGAAAAAGAAAAGTTTGCAAAGTTTGTTAATTGCGATTATTACATGCAAGGGTTTGAAGAATTAACTGAAAGAGAATTTCTAGACAAATATACGAGATTCATTCCGTATTTTGTTGCGGAAATGATGCAAAAAAGAAACCAACCTATGTTCACCTGGCAAACCCATCTCCACTTTAATTATTCATGAGTCGATTTATTAAAAACCCAGATGAGATTATCCTAGAGGATATTAAAATGGTCCATTATGAAACCATGGAACAAGGCCGGGCAGTGTGGCTTGGAATATACCTCAATAATGGCCAAATCTTCCATCTCAATATCGGAGGAGATAATCTCTATGTTAATTATTCAGATGAAAGCATGGATTGAGGAGGCATGGTGGGCATGGGGTAATGGCGTCTCATTTCGACTCATCAACTACAATGATAACATCGACCGCCTTGCTTTTTTCGAAGAAATAAACTGTGGATGGTACCAGATGTACATCTATCCATACGATGATTGGTTCCTCCCATCTAGGTCTCCAGAGCGTAAGATACGACTAAAACAATGAACCTCCCAACTTTTCTAAATAAGTGGATCATCTCAAATAAATTTATTAAGTATACCCCATTCTGGTGGTGGTATCGTCTAATCTCCCACTACAGATTCCGCCTCGGTGACTATCACGTCTATCCAGAGTTTTGGCATTCTTTAAATGGAGGATGGGAACACATGGAATACATATATAAGTTCGAGGAGTTTTGGGGTAAAGGTTCCTACCCACCAGAGCGTATTACTGTCTCTGAAGAGGCTTATGATGAGTTGTTACGACGTATCCACTCTCCCCCCGATCCTGTTAAAATAGAAAGGTTAAAAGAAATACTGAATCGCAAAGCCCCTTGGGAGGATTAAAATGAAACCTGAATTTTCTCAACGTCAATACAAACTCATTTACCATGCCATCCGTCGATACCAAATCGAAAAGACCGTTCTTAATAGTTCTGAATACCATGACTGTAATGAAATCCTTGACGAACTCTTTGATCATGTCTACACCCAGCACAAGGAGCAAGTAACATGATTGAGTGCATAGAAGAATGTGATGGATCCCTAACATTCTCATGGGACGAAAACGATCCGGTTGAAAGAGTCTTGAATACTTGGACAGAGCAAGACTTCATCGATGCCATTATGGCCCAAATTAATTGCTTAAAGGAGGCAGAAGTTAATGGGGATGTTTGATTACTTCCGATCATCTTATGACCTTGGAGAACCCTTTACCGAGGTAGAGTGCCAGACAAAAGACATGGAGAGGGGCATAGGTGGCACTATGAGTACCTATTGGCTCGATCCTAGTGGGAGGTTGTGGCTTATTGACACCCGTGAAGCCTTTGACTTTGGTGAGGATCCAAACTGGGTCGATGATGGGAAAAAAATTTCCGCTCTGTTTAGGTATAAATTTTTACCAAATGGCAAGCATGGGAAGGTAACTCTTCATGACATCACAGACTACGTCTGCGTATATCCTGCTCGATGGGATGGGGAATGGGAGGACTGGCCAACTTGCCGAATACACTTTATCCGCGGAGTATTACAGGGCTATGAAAACATCTCTAAAATGGACTCGTATAAGTCCTCTGATTAATCTTGGATTTAAAACTTTTACTATATTTTCCCTCATTACAGCATTTATATATTGGGGGCTTAATAACGCTTACCAAAAATGACTAAATTTGAAGAAATAAACGAGTACTTTATGGCAGAGCATGGCTTTGCCTTATTCCTTATCGAGGAACCCTATCTCATGATGAGGAAACGCAAAACAGCAAGATGGGTTGGATCTGCTGATCCAAATATCACATTACTTAAACGGAATGGGAAGCCTACCACTCGTTATCCCAAATCCCGTGGTATAATTATGAACGGTGGGTTCAGGCCTATATCTCTGAACACTCTGGTATCAAATCTTAAGGACAACCGTCCTCTCTATTCCAAGATCTGATTTCAGTTTAAAGTTAAATTCAACTATTTATCAAGCCTCTGAGACTTATCCTCATGCTTAATGGGTAGTTGTCATGGTATCTCTAATTCATCTATAAACAATTGCAGATTGCAAAGATGACCCTGGAATATCGTGTCCATTACATCGGAGCTCATGAAAAAAACTTTAGTTACCCTAGCCCTGGCTAGTCTTTCTCTTATCCCTCTTTCTGCAAGAGCAGGACAACAATGCGGAGAAGCAAGTTATTATGGATTAGGGGACGGATATCAAGGTGGAATTACTGCATCTGGTCGAAGGTTTGATACATGGTCAAACCAGGCAGCTCACAAATGGCTACCCTTTGGTACTGTTGTTACTGTGACTGCTAATGGCCGAAGCACGAGAGCAGTGATCACCGACCGCGGACCTTTTGTCGGCGGAAGGGTCATCGACTTATCGGCTAAGTCCTTTGGCGATCTTGGTCCACTCTCACGAGGAGTACACAATGTCTGCATCTCGTGGAGATGAGATAACTAACAACTGAATACAAAGTTAGCCCCGAGCAAGAGCCTGGGGCTTTAAAGTATCAAAGTTCTTCTAAAACTGAACCTAATAAATACTCAATAGTGTTACAATCGGAAAGTATATCCTCTACAATATTTACTATTCCGTAATTGCGTCCACTCTCCGCTTCTTCTCTGAGTCTTTCCAGCCCTTCTCTGAATTCTCCATTAAGTCTTTGAAGTCCATCACAGAGATCAGACGCAGTGGCCCATGTTAGTTCAGGCACGGAGTTAAAGATGGATGCTCTGATCTCAATCCTTGCACCTCTTGCTTGTTCGGCCAAAATATCTACTTTTTCCTGTACCATCTCGTAGATCTTTTCAAAGAGTAGATGGAACTGATAAAAATTTGTGCCAACAATATTCCAATGTGCTAATCTAGCAGCACCTAAGAGATTATTTTGGAGTTCTAAAGCTTGGAGGAATAAAGTTTCCATATTTAACTATTGTAATTTTTATTAATTCCAAAGGGGATTTCTTGGAGCGCGGAGGTTAATGGATCTGAGTTAGGCACTGTTCCGGCCTCATTTCTCCATAGTCCAGAGTCTATCTTTAACTTAAACCAATCTGGGTAAGGATTGACATTCCCCTTATAACATTTCCAAACTTTTTGTAGATTACCCGACGTTACCTTGGTATTATCTACTACTCGAGTACCATCATCGTCTATTGAATAGGCAATTCTAGGAATAAATTCGTAGGTAGCTGTGCCATCCAATTCCTCAGAACATTCCAACTCAAGAGAATCTGATATTCCTCGTGGGCATCTAGGATCTTCTACAATATACTCCTCTGTATATTCTGTATTTATGACCCGTCTCCAAACAGCCAATCCAGTAAACTTCTGATTAGGGTCTAAAAGACATTTACGTTTTGGCAAGAAGTCTTCGATAGAGATGGGGTCAAATGCAGCACATGGTTGAGAGTAAAATCTTCCATCAGCAACTAGAACCTCAACGGAATAAGTTTGTTCGTAAATAAACTGAGATGCATCAGTAACTTGAACAAATCTCTCATTCTCTAATTCAAATCCGGTTTGGAATTCAAGACCCGGCACCTCTGGTACCCATCCAGTTACAGAGTCGGCAATAAGATCGAGGATTGGGAGAGAAAAACTATGTCCTTCTCTTTGGGTTTGCTTCTGGATGAGAGTTATAGTATAAGTAAGCTTTCTATTCCTAATAGTAGGAATATAGGCGCCTTTATTTGGGTTATTTGTAGAGCTGGATGAAAAACTGACAATAATCATTGCCTGTTCAGCAACTCTTCCCGACTCATCGATCTCCTCAGCAAGACGAATCACCACAGCGCTCTGTCCAAGAGTCCCATGGACCCTCTTATGAAGTTGATTCTCAATCTCTAAGAGCATGGATTAAAATTCCCCGCCGCTAATAAAATCTTGAAGTTCCCAGAAGCCTGTTGTGTAGTTATATAGCAAAGCATCTCCAGGTTTTACATTACGAATAAAACGCACATTGGCAAGATCTTGGATCTTACGATTTGCTTCCAACTCGATTACATATTGTCTTAGAGAGGCCGCATCTTGCTTATACTCACTCCCATCTGGGAATACGCCGATCCTGCCTCCAAGAACACCATACTGAGAACCATAATAACATCCACCACCAGACCCATCTGCCACAAGGTAAAATCCTGCTCCGTCAGGAGCGGCGGGGTTAAATGGATCATAGCCATAAGTCTGATTTGCCATTAGAACGTGTCTCCTGTTTGTAATCCGTCGTAATTATCAAATGTACCATCGGCAGTTTCCGTGGTATTTATTGCGTTAAGTGTATCTCCGTCTTGTGGATCAACAGCATCTGAAGTATTTGTAAACGCAGAGAGATCTCTTGTGGATTCAAGTGCATCTACTAGTTGATTAATATCAAGAGCCGATCCGGGCATTGTTGTTTCAATGCCAAGTGCGTTTCCATCAAGAGCTTCTGAATATGTCCGTGGTGAGGACATGGCTTCTTTACGTGGGAATTGGAAGAAACGATTATTTCCGCCTTCTCTTTGAACCCAACGATTTGTGGAATTTTCCGTGAAACTTCTACCCCTTCTATAGGAACTCTTAGTCATTGAGCAAGCACCGCCCCAATAGCGATATGCTTCTTGCCATTTAAGTCCGGTGGATGGAGAGGCTTTAGCCGCCCATAATTCGAGTTGCTGAAGAGCTTGTTCAGCAGCATCAATTACTTGTTGACGTGGGCGGAGAATATCTAAATACCATCGAGCCAAGATGGCCTGGGTACGACGATAAGACCCAGCAATAAGAATCTTCCCTTGAGGTGGGGCCGTTAGTATATAATTATTAATTAACGTCGCAGCATCATTAAGAGCAATTTGGATCTTATCAAAATTGATATTATTTCCTGTTGGATTGTCAATATTTGACAACTCCACGGCTTCTTGATATCCAAAAACCTCAATAAAGTAATCCACAGTTGCCGGATTACAATTATCCGCTACTCCAAACTTGTCTGGATAAGGAGAATTCGGCATAATTTAAGTCTATTCCTACTAGAACTTTAAACTATGGTATAATTATGCGTATGAGTCTACATAGCGCCTATCTTAAGTCCTTAGAATTAGCCTTAAATAGGAATATAAGAACAGATACATTCGTAATTAGAAGAACTGTATCTTATCTTAAAAAAGCAGTTTCAGATATCTATGATTCGGATCCTAAGATTGTCCGTCAAATCTCCGATAAACTCGATGAGTATTTAAACTCAACGGTCCATCTTGAGGTACAGTTAGAGACACTCTTTGGAGATAATAATGATCCACTAAGCAATAGAATTTATGAAGTAAATATCGCAAAACTTCACGAACTCAAAGCTAAGGTAGATTTTTTCTTATCACCATAAAAAAAAGAGGCCCGAAGGCCTCAAAGAGATTATAGTGATTAGGCTCAGGCAACAGGGTTGTTGAAGATGAAACCAGAACCACACTTGCCATTTTCACCCATGCCAACGAGCTCGAAGCTACGCTCAACAAGGATGTCGCCGGTGAATACTCTGCGCTCGATGTTGAAGCGCTCAGGAGTGGCGATAGGATAGCCACTGAGGGTATAGGTATAGGCGAAAGCAGGGTTGCCATAGTTGGCATCAAGAGCAGGCATGAAGCCATCGGTAGCTCCTGAAGGATGGTAGAAGAGAACAGCAACGTTGTTGTAGATATTCTCAAGAGTACCATCAGCAGCAAGCTTAAGACGACGTGCTACGCGGATCTCGTCAAGACCAAAGATCTGAGCGAGGGTCTTCTCATCAACGAGAACACCGCGCTGCATGAAGTCACGAATACGCTTGTTACGCTTGAGGGCGTTAAAGGCGTCAGGTGAGATAACCATCTTGTTAGGATAGACACCGATCTGAGAGCGAACTTGCTCTTTGGCGTCGTCCATGAGGACCTCAACGTCAGCAGTTGGGCTATTGAACTGATCAGCACCACCATTATAGGTAGAAAGATCAAGAACATTACCAGTCTCATACTGGGTAGAATCGGTTACAATAGTAGCAACCTGAACTTCCCAAGACTGCATGAGGCGGTTGGCAGCGTCCTTAGCAGCAAACTGACGAAGGTCAATTTGAGCAGCGCCGTTCTTGGCTTCAGCAGCGACTTCTTCGGCGATTTCCCAGCTGATCGCTTCCTGACGGAGAGCGAACGAACGGGTTCCGAATTCGTTCTGGATCTTCTGGATGTTAGTTCCAGGAGCGCGGAGGAACGACTGAGCCGCAAAAGCCTCCTTACCAAAAACGAGTGTGCGTCCAGCTCTGGTATTCATAGATACCGAGGGAGCGAAAAATGTAGCTACGCCTTCAGCATTTTTGTAGCCTTGGGCGAGTTGCGTAAGAATTGGGTCAATTACGCGGACCTGATCTAGATTCATCATAGTTAATTACTCTCCTTTAAGTATCTATCAAGCGCCAGCTTCGTTACCGAGCTTGACACGAATGTACTGACCTGCAGTAGCATTCACAGATGTGTCAAGAGCACGACCAAGAACAACGCCAGCACCGGCGGTCTTAGAAGCGGTTCCAGTAGCAGTAGCATACACAGCGTCATCTACACCAAAAGCGGCAGAAGCGGCATCGACTTCAACAATTACGATACCGGAGGTAACGATTGAAAGAAGGCCTTGGTAAGGGAATACGCTAGTTTTGAAAGGGGTTGTGGAAGGATTGAGTTGACCTTCGTAAACGAGGGTGGATCCGTCATCAACCTGATAGCCCTTAGCGGTGAGTTCACCTTGGCCAGGGGCAGCATAAACGCTAACACCAGCAGCATAAGCGCCGGCAGCGGGATAAGCACCATTACGCTTTACGAATCTGTGAGCTTCAACAGCGGCTGTTGTCTGCACAGTTTCAACGTACTGGTGGTCAAAAGACATATAACGTGGGTCAGTTGCCATTTTAGTTTACTCCTTATGAGTTATCTGAGATAATTGCCTTCAGAGCTACGGTGTATTCAACGCCTTTGCTCTCGGCATACTCCAACGCTTGCACGTGGAGATCAGCGGTTGAGGGGTCGTAGATATAACCATCAGCTGAAGGTGTGATTGACTTCTTAGCTGCTGGAGCAGAAGCCTGGGTTGCGAATTCTTCAAAACTTACCATTGAGGGTAGATTCTCAAGAACATTTTTAAAGAAATCAAATTGTGAAGTCTTACCTGACTCCGAGAAGTTCACGGAATTCTTATTATTAAGAGTTTCCATGAAACGTACTAGATCAGTTTTAGGAACGATTTGCTGAGTAAGCTTGCCATCCCCATAGAGAGTTTCGCAGAAATCAGAGATTTCCTTCTCTCTCATCAACTTCTTCTGTCTGGCAAGTTCTTCTTCCAATTCGGCTACCCGAGCTTGTAGATTGCTCTGAACTCCCATAGCTTTTTCGCTATGATCCAGAGTTCCTGTAGCCTCTTCTGGTGAGGTCTCTTCTGCCATATCGCTCATTTTCTTTTTCTCTTCTTCATCCTCGTCCTCTTCATAGCTCTTGCATCCTTCACCATTATCAGAAACTTCAGTTTCTTCCTCTGCTTCCTCTTCGGCGTAAGTTTGCTCTCCCTTAGGTTCTTCAGCACCCTTTACTTCTTTGGAAGTGGGATGCTCAGCTTCAGATGGCTTTTCACCTTCCTTAACCGTTTCACCCATATCCTCGGTTTCTTTCTCTTCATCTTCATCTCCCCCTTCATTTCCTTCCTTTTTAGCTTCAATAGCCTTTTTAAGTCCTTCGGGCATTTCGCCATAAGACATTCCATCACCTTCCATCATGGAAGCAGCATCAGTTTTAAGAGCTAGAGCCTTGATTAGCTCATCAATTTCGTATTCTGAGGCGAGTTGAGCGATCTTTTGATCATCTCCTTCCATATCTCCCGACACGTCGTCGGTTTCCATTTCAGGACCCTCATCTCCACCTTCTTCAGCAGGCTCAGCCGGTGTATCAGCACCAGCCGGAGGCATATCTCCACCTTGGGTATCGGTATCTGAATCCATGGCATCTGGAGTTCCGTCGCCATCATCATCAGAATCCATGGCATCTGGAGTTCCGTCCCCGTCAGCATCGGTGCTATCAGCATCGTCAGTAGGGGGCTCATCAGCCATACTCATCATGGGATCTTCGGTGGGCATCTCTGCATCCATGCCATAGTCCATGTCATATTCAGCAGGCGCGCCGGTTTCAGAGATCTTATTTCCGTTATCATCGTATACATTAGCGCCAGATGTACCTCCGCCACCAATGTTAATATTAACAGTCATTCCCCCTTCGGAGTGTTCGATCACCGAAGTAGGAGTTTCTGTTTTGGTTCTTTTCCTGGCCATAGTTTGATTTTTTCCTAAGTTTTCTTTAAACGAAATAGAAGACTCCCCTTCGGAGGGGGTGAATGTGATAGTTTCCGAATCGGAAATTTCGGAAAAAGCGGTTAGCCCTTTAACCGCTGGGATTGAAACCAATCCAAGATGCCTAAGGGCTAAGTTCCCAGGTGTGGGATTTGTTTCCGCTTCTGGTAAGTAAAATGAACTACTTACTTTTTTAAAAACTCCATCTCGTATTAGCTTTTCGGCCTTGGGGGTAAGTTCGACCTTACCCCAAAGCTCTTTGCCTTTTCTCCAGACTTTACGTACCCAACCAAGAGCGGGAGTTCCGTCATCTTGGTCATGGCCAATAATCAACGGAGCTTCATGCTGTTCTGGATTGTATGTATTTACAACCTGCTCAAGATCATCCTCAGTAAAGACCATTTTCTGGCCAGTTGAGGAGATCTGAGGACCAGCCCTAAACATCTCAATAAAAACAACCTTTCGGGGTTGTTGAGATGAAAGGGGCTCTTTAGAATTAAGTACGTGTTCTTTCATTTATCAGAATACTGACGCAGCGTTGAGGAGATAGTTAAATCTCTCTTCATTTCTGGAGAATGAGTCGCTCAGTTGAGCCACTTGTCCCGCGGGGGTTCTTACGATAGTAACGAGTAGACGCTCGAGAGTTGGGCTTGTGGCCACATAAACATCCAGTCGTACGGATCCTCTTTCAAGATCTTCGTTAGTGTTATTAGCTGAAGAACAAACCACAAGATAGGCCTGTTCTGGTCTCGAGCCAAATAACGCGCCTTGACGGAAGAATTGTCCACATACCTGTGAGGCAATAGACTTAACTCTCGCGTATACTGTGCCCGCTGAATCAATCTGCTCAAATAGGATGTCGTCAAAACTACGTCCTAGGACATCAATGAGAACATTGAGAATAGCACGAGTATTAACAAATTTAAACAGAGGATTGGGGGAAAGAGTTCTAGCCCCCCAAGTTACGATACCGCGGTTAGGAAGTGAACGAATTGGGTTCAGACCTAAGGCATAAGTAACTTCTTGTTGCTGAGCAGAAATTTCAAATTTCAGTCCAGCTGCACCACGTAGTGGATAACGAGCGCCGGCGGGAGGTTGCTGGAAACCTTCATTGACATATCTCGAACAGGCAATACCTGCTACATAACTTGAAGGAGCAATATAGCGATCATCAAGATTCTTCACATATGGGGCATAGAACGCGCCATGGCCATATGGAGCACCAGCGATACCCTTGAGATAATCAAGTTCATCTTGGACATTGGTGAGAGAAATCTCATCAGCTCCGCAGTCGATCAGAGCGAGATGTTGTGTTCCAACGATTCCTTCAGTAGAACCGAGTTTACCCTCTGCAGCCTTAAGAAGGGCTTGAGTAACTTTAACCCGCTCTTGACGAGCTTCGGTTTTGCTTGCAAGATCACCACCAGCCTCATATGTGAGAACTGTATAAGCCTCAGGAGCCAAGAGGAAACCAGGAGCTAATACTCTAGAATCCATACCCTGTTCGATGGCATAGACAAAATCATTTGCCTTTGCATTTAGAGTGTACTTATATGACTCATAACCGGGGTTCTGATCAACTGAAACTAATTTGATAACATTAGAGTCGGGAAGACCAGCTCTTGTTGTTCCAGGATTAATCGGAGAACTTACGCCATTACGAGAAGTTACCTTAACCTTGAGTACATATTCATGCGAATAGAAACCATTAGGAACTGATTTATCAAGCGCGTAAGAAGCACCTGCTGTAATAGTTACATTTGCGGGTGTTACAGTGGCTGTGTCATTATCTGTTACGCCAGTAACAGTGAATCTAATTCCATTAGCAGTGAAGATATCACCTTCAGCGAGTTCAGTTGTAAATGAGGTTAAGGTTCCTGTTACGGTACCACCACTAATTGCAATTGAACCAGTGAGTGCAATTTCATCAAGTTCTGGACGAAGATACGGAGCACCTGCATCGGCTGTAAGAAGAGCAACTTGGTGACCATTGTTAGGAACGTAGGTGTCCCCAGAAACATTAGTTCCAGTAGCAACTGCTTCAACTTCATAATATCCATCAAGTTCTTTCTCGGTTAGGATTGCTTGAAGTTGGTCTCTAAGAGCATTAGCTAGATCATCTGGCTTAGCTCCATTAACAATGATTACGCGATCTTCACCAGCTACATTGACATAAAATGCCTGAACTGAGTCGGGAAGATATCCATTGCGAGTGGTTATGCCACCAAGAGTTGTAACTTCGCCACTTGGAACTGCATCTTGTCCACCACTTTGAATCTTGGCAAAAGTCGTAGTGCCGAGGTCGTAGGACCAGTAAGCAGCACTTGCATCAGCCCAAGATGTAGGAACTGTGTTTCCGGTGGAAAGATCCTTAGAAACAGCAACGATCTTATTATCAGGGATAGAAGCAGCATCTGCGTACACGTTCTGATCGATTAAGAAAGCCTTAACGATAGCAGACTGATCAGTCGCGGGGTCATAAGCGAGTTTTCTAACCGTTACAGCAGTTCCAGGAGCACCTGTAATCTGTACAAATGTGCCTCCAGAAGATGTTGCAAGTTGAATCGCATTTCCAGACTTATTAACTACGTAATATACTGAATTAAGTGTAAGATTTAATGTTCCTGCATTTGTTGTTTCAAGAACAACCTTATCACCATTGGCAAGTCCAGTTGAACTGTCTAATGTTACAGTGTCATTAACCGAGTCAAAAGCCGTAGTTCCGGCATTATATTCTGTAGAACTTTCAAGAAGGAAAGAACTAAGTTGACTTCCAGATACAAAGAGTACACCCTCTCCTGTAGCTTGGTCTCTAGATACACAACGGAAGTTAATCTCTTTTACCGAAGTATAGAACTTAACAACAGACTGCGTATTAAGATTTAAAGGAGAAGCGTAAGTAGTATCGCTAAATTGATAAGCTACAAACTTATCAATCTGAGGAAGACTTCTGGTATCTTTAGAAAGAATTCTAAATTTACCCTGAGTTGCCTCGGTGGCATTCTGCTCAATGCGATAATAATCAGCGAAACCATCACCATTCCCAGCAAGGAAAAGATACAGATCACGAGCGTTATCTACTGCATCAAGAGCAGTTGTTGTGATTACACGAATTTCATCACCCTCATTATCGTTAACTCCGATCGGGGTTCCGAAATACCTACCATTAATCTTAATTGCAAAAGCGTTATATCCAGCGCCAGCACCTGAAGCGGCGATGTCTACAACGGTTTCAGGAGTTGGAGTTACTCTAGTAAAATAGAGGATACCATTAACACCTACATTATCAAAGAAAGCTCTAACAGCATCGTATGATGCAAGAGCACCTTTGTTCCCTACAGGAACACTTCCACCAACCTTCTCAAGATAATCGGCAACTGAACCGATTTGAGTAGGGGCGTAGGGCTCAAGAGCAGAATAGGCATTAATAGCGTCTTCTCCATAATAATCTTCGGTGGGTGTAGTACCAAAGATATATCCCACTGCATGAGTTGCAATGGGCTGCGGAAGAGAGCCAGTTGTTGCCTGAGCAACAAAGACCCCCGGCCTATTCAATGTCGCGGCATTGATTCTGATTGGATTGGCCATAGAGATTTGAAGACACTATATCTTTCACTATTATCCTTAAACAAACAGCGAATTATAACTTGTTTATACGATAATATCTTTTTTGTATAAAAGAAAAAGCTCATTCATCAACCAATCTGGACATGAGCTATGGCCACATCTCTTATACTCAAGAAGTTTCATTGATTTACGTAAAATTTTATTAAAATCATTTGTATCTACGTATCTTGCGCATACTTTTACAAAAGACTTTAATTCAGTTTGATCCTGCTCGATACAGATAGAGCATAAAATGATAATTAATTTTAGCTTATCTGAATCAGTCATTTTTAATAGAATCCATTGCGTCCTTATGGATCTGTGTCATGGCAATAAATTTTGTCATTGGAACTTTCTCCATTTCTAGCACATTAACAAATGATCCATTTTGTATACCATAACAGGCTTTTAACCAGGAGTATTTAGGGATATAGTTGCATAAGATGTGCTCCTTTACGCAATTAAATATCCCGATTATTATTCTCTGAGTAAAAACTCCAAAATTTATCCTATCTATGCTCAATAGAGTGAGGATATTTTGAATATCATCAAATGATACTCTTTTTTGTTCTTCATTTATTTCCTGCCCTTCATTATCTAGAATGAGATCTAAGTATTCTAGGTCTTGTCCAGTTATATCTCTAAAAAGTATTTTTCTTCCCTTGGAGTCTTTTACTGTAATTGTGTAATCATGATTACGAACTACTTCAAATTCATGACGTTTCTTCATCTCCTCCAAGTCCTAGGAGTTGATTAATGGCCGCTCCAAGCATTTTAAGCTGTCTTGCACGAAGTCTTTTTGCGTCTTTCAATGTAAGTCTTTTTTGACCAGGAGATGGTGAATGAAGAATACAGATAGTTTGCAACGTAGCTTCTACCTCAGAGATTTTTTTATCTTCAGAGATACGTGAGATCTCAATAAGATCATCAGCAGAGGGTTCTTTTAAACAAAGAAACTTACCGGAGGCAATTTCTACCGGAATTACTTCAGGTTCGCCAAAGTCAAATGCGTCGTCTTCAAATCCCACCTCTTCATCATGAGAGACTCTTGACATTTTGCTTATTGCCATAGTGTTTATATAATGTCCAATTCTTTAAACCCCTTTGTTTAAATTTAAAATAGAGAGAAAAATCGGTATGGCGGTAAATAATAATCCATATGAGTCTTGGCAACGACTCCGTCAAAATTCCGATTATAGATCTACAGATACTCAGATAAATTCTTTAGTTCGTCAACAACTCTCCCAAGAAGAGTATTTAAGATCCTCTAATAGAGTTAATTCTGGTCCTAGGCAGATTACACGGGCCAATATGGCAAAAAACACTCCCCAATCCCCGCATGTCTTAGCTCCAGAGGATATGTGGGGATGGCAAAATTGGGCTAATAAACCCTCCTCTGCAGAATCACCCTTGGCAACTGGATTAAGAGAAGAAAATACTACTACTGATATTCCCGGCACCTCCTATCCTCCTGGTTATAATGTCGGTGGAATGGCTGGTGGATGCAACTCATGTCGCAGGAGAAGATACTAATGACATATAGACGTAAAGTGAAAAATCAAAAAGCAGAAGAACCTGAGAATAATATTGAGTCGCTTTCTGAAGAAAGAACTCTTCCAACAATTGAAGAAGTAGAAGAAAATATTAAAAAGGTGATTGAGATAGATAAAATGATTGAAGAAACTCTAGAGAAACTTGATGCACTTCCAAATGTCTCCCAACCACCTGCCCCTACCGGTAAAGTTTTTATAGGCGAGGAGGATAAGAGGTTGTTCAAACGTTTCAATCAACATATTATTAAGAAACTCGGGATTACCGGAAATAGATCCTTCAAACTCTGATATAATTGTATCAGAGATAACAATTTTATGAAGCCTGAATTAATCGATGCTTATATGGATATCGCAGAAAGATTCGCTCAGGTTTCTAAATGTAATAGGCTCAAAGTAGGCGCTATAATTGTTAAAAACGGATCGATTTTGGCTCATGGGTGGAATGGAACACCTAGTGGATATAGGACTAATTGTTGCGAAGATGAGAATGGAGTAACATCTCCATTTGTTCTACATGCAGAGCAAAATGTCCTTGTTAAGATGGCAAAATCAACAGAGTCTATTGAAGGAGCCGAGTTGTTTTGCACCCATTCACCGTGTTCTGAATGCTCAAAGCTTCTCGCACAGAGCGGAATTAAAAAGGTATATTTTAAACATAAGTATAGAATTACAGAAGGGATCGAAGTTTTAAACGCGCTTGGTGTAGAGACTCAGGAGGTCCCATGAATTTCAATACAGATGAAGAAAAACAAGCACTTAAAAACTCTCTGCTTAACACAGAAAACCTTAATGAAACCTTAGAATGCTTAGAACATGTCCTAATTCATAGGACGCCTTTTGCTCTTTACGTTGCCACAGCTGATAGGGCGGATTGTATGTGGATATTTGATCCAGATACAGTCTATGAGATGGTTGGAGGAATGGATAAATACATCTCTGTTTATGATGAGATGTTTCCTACTGATGAAGATAAATCGGTTGGTGTAGTATTTTTTATATTAAAAAAAGTCGGACCTTTATACTCGATCCGACTCAGTATTGAGATTATTGAAGAGATTATTGAAGAATTATACGAAAACGTTTAATTTTTTAAGCGCAAAAATTACTTCGTTGATCTTTTTTGCAATCAGTCTATTTATATCTCGTTTGTAAGAAGATCCTGCATTTACAGTTTTATTTGTTGGAATAACAGCTAATTTTGTATCTGGAGTAGCAGTATCAAAAGCAGTAATTTGAAACTCTACATCAAATCCATTAGCATCTTCTGCAATAAATATATCACCGAGATTTAACTCTCCAGTAAAATCTGTACCACTTCCAGTAACAATACCACCAGATATACTAATAGTACCTGAATAATATAAAGAGTTTTGCTCAATCTCTAAAACGTCGATTGCTTCAGTTTGTGATTCTGGAGTCACTGTTTCTAACGCTAATACTCTAGACGCAAGAGTCTGAATATCTACATCATGTGTATTAATTCTACTTGTTAAATCATTCTGATTGATTGTAAGCTCTTGAATTTTTTCTCTTTCATTACTAATGTTACTTTGCAAATTCTCCTCTAGGGTGTTAATATCATCCTCTAGAAGCTGGAATGCCGTCTCAAGATTTGATATTGACGTAGAAGTTGCCTCTGAAAGAGCTGATTGAGCAGAGGCAATTGCAGTTGTAAAAATTCTTAAATCACGGACTTTAGCGTATGTTCTGTCTGCAAAACGAACATTAACAAGTCCCATTTCAGTTGTAGGATCAACAGATTCTGCCAGGCTTACGCCAAGCTTTAGTCCAGTTTTAACCCCACTACCATCTTCGACAAAGATCGTTCCCTCAGTAGTTAGTCCATCTTGGGAAAGAACTTCTCCAGTTGTTGAGATTTCCTGCCTGGAGATATTTAATAACCCCCCGGCATAATCTTCGATAAAACGAAAACGTAAGTCAGCCATAATATTCTTTAATCAGAGATTCTTCAAGATTAGTGGTAAAAAATGCGTACATCTGGGGAGGGATTATTGATACCGGGGGCGGATTGTCCCACAAAACAAGCCAGTTGTTACATAGCAACATTCTGATCTTAGAGGCAATGCGTCTATTCCCCCAGTCTATCTCAGTCCCTCTAAGATCCAAAACTGTCTCATAGGTTTTTCTAAACATCGAAAATTGTCTATTCGATGAAGATGTTTGCACCGGACGAAAATCTCTGAGAAGTCTTTCCTGTAAAGCTGAAGATAAATTACAATTTTTAGCAATTAATGCCTTTATTCCTTTATTATTACCAAGATTAATAACATCAAGAGCTTGACAATTTGAAATATTTAAAACTTCTAGATTTGGAGCATCTGTAATAAATATTCCTCTCATGTTTCTATTACCTTCAAGGTTTATATACTTCAACCTATTCCGCGTTAAATTAAAATTTGCGTGGACTAATGTATTCTTTTGGAGATTGATTTTTTCAATTTTAGGGTCTATGATGGTATTTGTTTTTGTATCTATCCAATGATCTTCCCAAGTTAAAATATCTTGGTTTGTTAATTTGAGTTCTTTTAGCGGACCATCGTATCTGTCATCTATATTAACCTCAAGCAAAAAAGAGTTATTCATTTGCTTGTAAAGTTTTGCTGAATTATTTACATAAGAACCAGAAGGATCTGGCATCTCAAAATAATTAAAGTTCCCAGGTGATTTAAGTCCGAACGATAATGTTTTTATGTCCTTTGAAGAAACTTTAAAGAATGAATGAAATTTTTTCATTTCAGTCTGCCTCCAGCTAAGGTCTTAGGACAAAAACCTAGGAAATAATTACCTTCAAATGGTATAGAAAACTTCTTACATTTAATAATATTCATACAAATTTGATATTCAAATGGTGAATCGAATGTAGCGCAGTTAAATTCTGCGTTCTTTTCAAGTTTTGCTTTTATACCCTCAATAATTCCAAACTCTGTGTTATTATACTCACTAACTTCTCCTCCTCCAGAATTAAATACTAATGGTAATCCGCCAATATTAGAAGAGATAGGTTCACCTCTATTTCCAAACCCTTCTATATCCGCGCCAAGTAATGAAACATATGCCGGTGGAGTGTTATATTCTGAAGTAGAAACAAAAGCCTTGGATGGCTTAAATTCTAAGAAAGACCCTAATGGACGATCTATTGAGATTGTTTGTGGAGACAATCCAGGAACAGTTTTATATTCTTCTGGGAACAGAGACTTATTTATTTGATTAACACATCTTTCATCTGAATTTGCATATAATGCTTCGCAGTCTTCTCCACCAAATCTTCGACAAGAAGCTATTGGATCAAACGCAGAAAATAACTCAGCGGGGATGGGAAATTGATTGGAAGGTTTTTGGATATATGATACTCCTAATACGTTAGATTGTATAGGGGAAGTTAATTCTTCATCTGCATATATACCTGGGACCTTGTACTCTATGGGTGAGACTATTAAGTCTTTTGGAGGAGTTTCGTAGGAAGTTGCAGGTTTCCAAGAAATATTCCTAGATAAATTTCTTGTGATGGCAGATGATTCATCAGTTTGATTAATTATATTAATTAATTTATTCTCCTCTGCAAATTTAATAAAGTTATTAACTAGATTAGGAGTAATTGCTTTGGGGATCTGTGATAATACATTTATTTGAGGATTCTGAGAAAATAAAACCCGGTATTGTTCTGGGGTTATTGAGTTTATTACTGGGATACGATTAGGTATTCTGGAGTTACCAATACCTGGAGATTCAAGAATTGGAGCATTTCCAGCAAAACTCTTGATAGAGATAATATTTTCTTCGTCAGAAGAGGATAATAATTGAGAAACAACATTACTCAATGACTCATATGTTTTATTCTGAGCATTTAATAATGTTTCTAATTTATCATTACCTTCGGATGTATATGTGTAATCAAGATTAGATTCGAAAATGATATTAATGATATCTGTTACTTCAATAATACTTTCTAATCCATCTATGAGTGAAAGAATACCTATAGAAGATGTACTTGGATTCAACTTAAAATTATTTAGTTGTGATGAATTTTTGTAAAATCCTAACTTTATTCCTAACCCAGTTATATTAGCGTACTGAATAAACTTTGTAAAATTACCTCCATTAAACCCATCCAACATCTGCCCTAAAGGAGTTGTTGGGGACGTTGCACCTAAAATAGAAACTAATTCTTTACCTGTTAGACCTATGGATTTATCGTAGAGATGTCTAATCGTCTCTACCGACTGAATATTACCCAGATTATCTCCAAGTTCTTTTGTCCATTGTTTTAAGGCAATAGGAACTACTTTATTCGCCTGAGGATAACTTAAGTCTGGGGTTAAAAGCGGATCTAAATAATTACCTTGTATTACTTGGTCTATAATTGGTTGCAGAAGTTCGATATTATCTTTTGACTTTATAATATTCTCTTGGCCTGATTGAAATAGATATGTAATCGACTCAAGAAGAGTAAGATTATTTTGTCCAAGTAACTTTGTAAACTTAATAAGTTGATTCGGATCGACGGCATATGTTAATCCGATCAATAATCCAACTAATTTTGGATACTGATTTATTTGGATGTAAGTTGCTTTTGATTTATCTTTTTGTGCAATTGCAAGAATATTCAGCAATCCGTCTATGTCTGATGTAGAATATAAGAACGAAAGATACGCGTTAATACCATCTTCTCCTCCAATCTCATATATTAATTGCGATAACTCAAATCCCTTAAAGAAAGATTTAAGATCATTAGAATCTGAAAGTGGAGAAAAAGATGTAATTAGTTCGGAAAAACTATTAGCATTTAATAAGCCATTAATCTCTGAATCCTTAAAACCTAATGATCTTAAGAATGAGATTATTGCAGTATTTTGGGATTGGAACGATTTTGTCCCAATATTCGGTATATAAGAGAAGGAGGAAATACTTAACTTTTTAAGTGTATCTACAATTGTTTTTACTTGTTCGTTAATAACATTTGATACATTTAAGATAAACTCTAGAGACTTACCTGGCAGTTGAGTAAATATAAAAGTATTTGAGAGTCTTACATACGAGTCTATCAGATATCTAATATTTCCAGAAAATCCAGGACCGACACCAGAGGGCAAGTCATTTAAAAATGGACTAGGAGGAAATATTCTTTGAATTTCTTTCAGTTGAGGCTCAATAGAACCCAGACCTTCATACCCATTTAATTGACCTCTTGAATCTAATGAATTTAAAATAGATTGAGTTAAGTCACCTAAGTATAGACATCTGTTATATAGAGTTTCTAAACCTGCTAGTAGAAGATCTATGCTAGGATTTATAGTATAACTATCTTTTTTAGATTTTGGCGTATAACGATCTGCTACTCCATTCCTAAACTGGACAAATATTGGATTATATGTAATTGTTTTTTGAGCAATATTAATCCCTTCTGGGATTTGTTGTCCATGGATAAAAGTCTTTAACTTTAAAAATCCTTTTAAGAAATTAAGTCCAGGGATTCTATTTGTTGTAATTTTTGATAAGAAAAGAACATCAAATTTTCCAAATGAAGTTTGATTATTGATTATTTCAAATGCATTACTCTTATTACGTCCGTAAGCGCAAGCAAGAAGAAACTCTGAATATTTAGTAATATATTCCACACCACCAAGCACTGAACCTTCATACCCACCAAAATAATCGGTGAGAAGCTTCATTCGTTTGATCGTGCTAAATAAAGTTTTTCCCTCACCACCAAAAGTTGTAGTAAGAAGGTCCTCATTTACTGATACTGGATCTGAATATTCAACAATCTTTGAGTCTGACGAGATAGCATTAATATCAAATCCATTATCTAAAAATCCTGCATAATATTGCTGGATATTTTTGTCGTAGATTTCTTTAAAAGTAGCTAATGAATTAAGTCTTTTAGAAGTATATTTTGTCCATTGTTCTTCTTCAAAAATCTCACGATTAGGAGAAGTTACATTTGAATTTAACTTATATAACGAACCATTATAAATGATCAAATCATTATAGGTAATATTAATTCTATATTGTGATTTACCAATTTTTCCAGCTACCCTATTATATCCTAGTGGTGAGTATGAAGTAGCATTAGAAAGTTCTTTAAATACTTCCCAATATCGTTCTTTAGGAAATAAAGTATAAATTTTTCTACTATCTCTATTGATCTCTTTAGGTGAGAAAATAAACTGATCCTCTGAGTACTGATATTCTTGAGGTGTTTGTAAAATATCGAATACAGATGAAGATGAGAAAAAATTTATATCAGATACACTAGTTTTAATAAGTTGGCCATATTCTTTAATGGTACGTAAAAACTCAATGTATACTCCGGGCACTTCATTCACATATGACTCAATTACTGAAATAATCGAGTCAAACAACTCAACTGGGTAAGGTTGACCTATCCCTACTACAAACAGTCCCTCAAGAATTATAGATTTTAGTGGTTCTAGTAGTACTGGATCTCCATTCTCAATCCGATCAATAATCAAAGGTAGGAGTTGGTTGATTAGGGCTGATAACTCCTTTCGTTGTTTATCTGTATTAAACGCACCAAATTCTCTCTCATACAAGGAAAATCCTTGAGAGATGATTAGTGGAATTCTCGGTTTTAGTAACTCTATGAAAGGAGAACTCATCTGCTACACATACTTTTCTAAACTTTAAACTTTGAGTTTAAAGCTTTGAGACTTAAATAGATCCGATGCAATCAAAAGTTTCTGTGCTCCTTCTTAAAGGTAAAAATGTCGATGAGATGTCCGACATGAATAAGATGGCAGTGCATCTTGAGCAAATGCTTACAGAAAAAGATGGGGTGGATTTTAAAACTCGTCAAGGACTTACTGACCCATCGATAAAGTCTTCTGATTTTATTGTACTTTGCGGATATGACTGTGGAATACTATCAGAACTTTTTAAGGCATTGAGTGTTATTGAAGGAATGGATGGAGATGAGGGTCCTATAGTCTTCTTGTATGAAGAACCAGGTGTGTCTGTATATGAGCGAATTAACTACATTCTGACCGAAGGAATGGATTTAAGGCGTATATCTCCAAAGGTTTTTAAGAAAGTTGTTGACACCACCTCCTATCGTGATATAATTGGGTATATCGACGTATCTTTGCGCAAACTTGGAACTGCAACAGCTGCTTAGTATTGCCACAGAATTGAAAACCGAGCAGGGATCTTCATTGCTCTCAAGTGAGACCATCCTTGAGAGGATTCTTGAGTATGATAAGTGGAAGACAGAAGCCACATTTAGTCACGAGTTACAACTTGAGGAGTTAAGGCAATCATCCTCAACTCCACGTAAACAAACCACATTTAAGTCCGATCCAGAATTCTCCGAAGAAGATAAAAAATTTAATATTATTAGTTCTTATGGAACATGTAATGAAAAACATCTAGGGCTAATATCTAAAACAAAGGTATGGGAAGGGGCTAATGAACGTTCCCTGAGGTTGTTTGAGAACTGGTATTCACACATCCAAGATAACAATATCCTTCCATTAAAAGACCTAAAAGAAGGGCGAATTAAAATGCTTCTTCTGGCATTTTTATGGGCTTCTGGATGCGCCCATAGGGCCCACAAATGGCCTGATGCTCCAGATATTTACTATATCGATGCTCTCAAGAAAGATCTAGAAGGACGATTTTCTAAATTCAGTAAGCATAGTATTGTTGCAGCATATGAATCTCTTAAAATCTTTTGGAAAGAGATTAACGACTATGAACAATGTCCTTTTAACATCACTCTAATTGGCCATATACTCGACGATGCTTATATCTATGTATCGGAAAAAGCTACCGAAGAGAATAAACTTGATATTAAAAACTCGCCGTTATTCTCTGAATTTGAAAAAGTTTTCCCCTATGTCCCTTTGGAGATCTTGGAAAAATACTATACGAAAAATCGTAAGAACTTTGTAGCCGCTGGGGTGGCTGCTCTAAGAAAAGTTTTCACTACTAGACTCCCTGAGGAGCTAGAGCACCGCTACTCAATCGGAGAATGGCCTAAAAAATGGCATCTCCATATCGCCACCTTTGAAGAAAAGTGGCAACAACAACTTTACGACATCACTAATCAAACTCGCGAGGAGCAAAAACAATGGAAAAAGGAGTAAATATCCTTACCCTAGGGCAAAATGTAATTGTCGAAGGAGCCGAAGAGGCCATTGAAAGATATGAGAAGGGAGAAATCACTGCCGATGAACTCCGCGATATTATTCTCGATCTCGATGTAGTCTATATCGATCAGTCTAAGTTTAAAGATAAAAAAGATAATAGATCCTTAGAGTAGGTAATAGAATGGCAGACGATCGCCCTTCGATAACAAAACCAAAGACCGGGTATTATGATAGATACTTTAGTCTTGGTGTGGGTCAGGGCGGCCTTGCGGGGTATAAGGCCGATCCTTATGCATTTGCGGGTAATGGATATATCACAGGTGGCACGATCCTTCCTCGTCGTGATGATATCCTTATTGAGGAAGGTGGTGGCGGGCCTCGAGCAATCGAGAAGTACATGCGGCTGTTTAATGACAGCCAAATTATCTCTGCTTGGGAAAAATTAACAGGAGAGATTGTTCAGAGAAAGTGGGAGGTAGATCCTGCGAGTCCATCTGACCGCGATGAGGAGGTAGCAGAATTTGTCCGCCAAGTGCTTTATCGCATGGGGACAAATACTCGTCAGGCCTATGGCAAGGAAATGCTAGTTACATCCAACTCAGCATTTGATACTTTTATCCGAGGAATGTGTGAATCACTGATCCTAGGAATCAGTATCGGTGAGATCTGCTGGATGAGACAAGGAAACTATATCGTTCCTTCTGAAATTAAAATTAGAGACCCAAGGAGATTCCTTTTTGTACTCAATGAAGATGGAACAATCTCCCCGCGTCTTCTCACCGTAGAGAGTTCGGTAGAGGGTATTGCTTTGCCCCTCCGCTCCATGGTCATCCATAGGCACTGGTGCTATAGTAACTTCATGGATCCATATGGCACAGGACTTGGTCGCCAACTCTATAGCCTTGTGGAATTTAGACGGACTTTAATGTCCTTCTGGTTGCAATATGCCGATAAGCATACAACACCCACAGCAGTTGGTAAATTTAGCCTTGGCACCCCAGAAGACGAGGTAAATTCACTCTTTACTGCGCTCCAACGTCTTGGTCAAGAGACTGCCATCGTAATTCCCGATGAGATGGATATTAGTTGGCTTGAGAGTCAAGGCCGTTCTGAAGTGTATGAAAAACTCATCGAGTACGTTGATCAGCAGATTAGCTTTGTAATTAATGGAGAGAATACTGTTGGCCAAGAGACAGGAAATGTCGGTTCTTATGCCCGAGATCAAATCTCCGACTCGGTACGTATGCGTAAAGCTAAAGCGTTCTCAGAAGAACTTGATGAGACGCTCAATGCTACTCTTATACGATGGATTGTTGAACTTAATTATCCAGGGGCGCCTGTACCTAGACTTCGTAGAAACTTTGATGATCTAGAGCAACGTGAAGATCCAGTCAAGATTGTTCAAATGCTCACCCAACTCCAGGCTATAGGATACGAGGTCAAAGACATTGACTGGATGAGAGATAAACTCGAGATCCCCTCCTTGGCAAAGATGGAAATGAATCCGATGATGGGCGGTGCCCCAGGTGGAATGCCACCAGGCGGAGCACCTCCAGAGGGTGGTGGTCAAGCACCGATGTCTGAGGACAAGAATCCAGAAGATGTGAAAAATGGTTCTATGGGAGCCTTCGGAGCCGATCCTAATGCCCATCTTGAGTTATTTGATTTCTCTGAGTTTGATGAGGAAGGCGATCTTGAAGATGAGAGTCAGAAAGACAAGGTGGCTAAGATCATTGCTGCTAAATTCGATGGTGGTCTTGATGATGTTGGGTTCCAGAGAATTATTTCCACTGGTGACTCAGAGGCAGACGCATCTAACTCCAGATACCACATCGATGAGTATACCTCGCCAGGTGAAATTGCTCATGCCGCACGAAGACTTATCGAAGAAATCAAAAAGGCTCCTTATATCTCTGTAGAAGACTCGATAATGAGTAGTTCATTTGAGATGGAACTTGGGCCTATTGAAGGTCAGATTAGAGTAGATATGGTGTCTGAATGTGATGTTGAAAAACTTATTGACCTATATTCTAAGATTTACAGACTAGATCGTAAAGTTGTATATAAAGAATGTGTAGTGGTGGATTGCCAGAAGGCTGGGTATTGGAAGTATTTTGCACCATATTTTATGTAGTATGGCTTAGTTTAAATATACATTAGATATAACGTTTAGTTATCCCACCATGCTAAATTATAAGCCCGTAGCACAATCACAATTTTGGATTCAGGCTTCTCCCTTTGCCCATTATTTCACAAACTTTAGTGGCATTAGAGACACTGCCGGAACATCTCAATATGCAGATGGAGTCAGAGGTCGTATCTTCAATCTCCGTGGCCCCCGTACCCTCTCAGAAGTAACCCTCTCAGTTCCATTTGATCCTGAGAAGCACGCTGATATCGTTGACTTTTGGAAGGCCTATGGTTGTGAGTTTGTAACCCTCACTATCACTCCAGTAACCTGTGGTGAAGATCCTCAGCCTCTCGGCCAACGTACAATCACAATTCCTGATGCCCAGATGACAAGCCTCAACTTCGGCGCTGCTGATCGTACTTCATCCAACCCAGCCACCATCGAACTTACGTTCGTGATGGACACATTTACCTACAACTGATTCTTACTAGAGGAGGTTGAAGTATGTCTCTCTCCAACCTCTATTTTAGAGGGTGTTTTGAGCAACCCTCTCAAGAGCAGATTAACGCGGTTGAAGGGATACCCGGTGGTGGGGTGGAAGGGAGCGTTGTCGATAAATCTTGTGCCCGTACAGATTTAAATACTTGCGGGAAAACTATTCAAGAACTTTTTGAAGAATATCAGATATATTCTACACAAAAGGGACTATATAAAACTTGGGGGGAGATCGAGTTTCCTTGGGAAATCTCTTCCCTTACTCCAGATTTATTTTTTGAACTTACAGACGATAAATGGGCTGTAAGTACATATAGAAGAATTACTGCATATACTGAAGGCGCAAAAGTCCTGCTCATAGAAGATGATGGGTATGAGTTAGGATTATATGAAGCAAATCAAAATATACTCTCGATCTCTGGGCCATTTGACTATTCTAAGTGGGATAAGATTTGTAGTATAAAAACAACAATCCCAGTTGGCCTACCAACTCCAGAAGAACTCCGTGAGAGATACGCTGAGTACGCCTTGGAATATTTCTATGATGAGTGGGAGGAGATAGATAGCACATGGTCTGAGGGAACATATGAATTGGCATTGCAAAATTGTCAATCTCAAGGTGGAACTTTGGGAGATTTTGAGAAATGCATGAAAGATTCCAGTTCAGATGTATGGAAAAATGCCCGGGTTAGAAGGGAATTTTTCTATAAGCGAGGGGATACTGTTAGAATAGAAGCAGAATGTGGTGACACAGTATGTATTTGGATCGCCATCCAAGATATGCCGGCCACTGAAGCAATATATACTGAATATGCTAACTTCAAACCAGGGCCATATTGGCAAAAAATCTATTGCGTAAATACTAAAGCAAATAGATGTCTTGAGTATCAAAGACGTAAAGAACCGGCTCTTGGTTACGATGTGGTTCAGATCGGGTCACTTGGACATTATGTTGAGGTCCCAGTACCCTATAAATTAAAACCAACAATACCGGATCTTAATACAAGGGCTGAAATCCGTCCTGCTCCGGCAGTTTTAACACAAGAACAAATCGACGCTTTAGATCAACCAACGGAGGAATAAGACATAATGGCAAATGTATTCGGCGGAGGTGGCAACTGTGGGACAGGGGGAGTTCAAAAAGTACTTCCTACGTCTCCCGATGTAACTCAATCTACACAGACATTCTCTACTCAACCAAATATCTATTCAAAACCCCAATCAACTACTGAAAATATAGATCTTCGTGATTTTTATACAAAAGTAGAGATTAATAAGGTTCTTAAAACTAAGGCTAATATAGGTAGCGTGTATGATAAAGATACAGTAGATTCACTTATTCAAACTCTCGAAGGGCAAATTAACTCTTCTACGGCGGGAATGGTTACCGATGCGGAGTTATCTCAGCAACTTCTTTCACTATCTCAGACTCTATTAGGTGATATCCAAACTAATTATTATGGAAAGTCTGTATTATATACCAAATATGAAATAGATGAACTTATTGCCGAAGTAACTACAGACCCAGATGACTTTATTACTAAAGCACCGACATCTTTACTTCAAAATACAATAAATCCTTTAGCAAATGAAGCTATTCCTTTAACCCTTATTGCATCTTCATCTCCTGATGTAGATGTAGTTCAACAGTGGATAGATAACGAATCCAACTCGATTGGTCGGATTAGAACCTCTGGGCAGATTGAGTTCTATGGTAATCTATTCTTAGGACAAAATATTGAGTCTTGGCGCCCTGCTCTTGACGTGAGCGAAAGGAGAATCGCGGGTGTAGCTGATCCAATTCATGTTTTGGATGCAGTAAATAAAGGCTTTATGGAAGACTATATTACGGAAGTTATTGATAATGTAGTCCAAGGAGATGATAAGAACTACATCATCGATGCATTAGTATACTAATTATGGCAGATCTTAGAGACAGAATTTATCACCGTCGTTCACCGGTAATTTCAAAACGTCCAGAATTAATTGATATCGATGATGGCGAGTTAGCCATTAATTACAATGCAGATGAACCTGGTCTATATTTTAAAGATCTAGCAGGTGATGGCACAAGAAAAATCAGAAAGATTGGTCCGATTCATGTCGGTCCTACTCCTCCAAATACCTATGCTGCTGCTCAAGGATACCCCACTGAACTTTCTAATGGAGAATGTTGGGTAGATACTAGTGGTGGTGAAGATTTTTATATATTAAAGGTATGGAATTCTAGTTCTTCTCAATGGATCGAGGCTTCTAGGATTTATGCACGTACCGATCTTAATCTTGATCAGTTTGTAGATGGGGAAGATGGGGATAATTTTATCCACACTGATGAGATTCGTCTTAAGATTAACAATAAAACTGCTTTAGCTGGATTTTCCACTGCTGATGGTGATAAACTTATCATCAACGAGGATAACGAGTTTGCCAATGGAGTAGAGTTAAATGGAAAATCGTTTCTAATTACATCTGAAGAAGTAGAGACGATTAGTAATAATTTAGTTTTTAAGCCACATCAAGGATATATTTTTACTACTGATAGCGTAGTAGGAACTTCTCAAACGGTATTTGAGTATTCTACTCACGGATTATTTAATGGTGAAAAAATATACGTATTTGGAACATTAATTGATGGAATTACTCCTTCTCCGGTACCACAAGGGGAGTATTTTATTGCTGATTCAACTATTAACACATTCCGTCTAAAAACTATTAATGGAAATTATGTTAATTCAACAGGAAATATCCACGTATCATATTCTCCAGAGATCATTGTTGATAGAGACAGGAATGTAATCCAAGCTGGAAACTTCGGGATAAAAAGCGTTGATGATATTATTGAATATACTGATGGTTCGGGTCAGATTGCTGAAAAAACCTGGGATGTTTTCCATAACCCAACTAATGGAAATGTAAGAGTTTTTGCTAGAGTGGGTAATGAAGTAAATCAAATAGAGACATCATTACTCTCAATAGATGTTAAAAGCGCTGAACTTTCAGATACTATTTTAGCTGGGGACCCTGTATACTATTCTGGTCAAGATTTTGCTAATCGATTGGCAAAAGTTTCAAAAGCAAAGTCTTCAGATAATACAAAAATGCGGGCTATTGGCGTAGCTTTAAAAAACATATCCCCAGGATCCAGAGGTGTTGTTGTCCTTCTTGGTGAGGTAGGAGGGTTTAATACTTCTAATCTTCCCGGTGCATTACCAAATAACACTAGTAATCTTGGTAGAGTTGTTTATGTTGGAGAGAATAGTGGCCTAACATTCTCACAACCTAACACGTCTATTGGAGATATATCACAACAAATAGGAATTTTAATCAGAGAAGATGCAACAGATGGGGCGATTATGGTCAATCACCCCAGTTCTTTTGTTTCTCTACCATCTCTACCTGAGAATTATATCTGGGCAGGAATCACAAATGATATTGCAATTGCTCATTACCTACTACCAACTACGTTCCAAAGAACCTATGATAATTTAACTGATACATGGAAAATAGGACTTGCTGATAATATTGAATTTGGGGGATATAGATTTGCATCTGACGGAGAAAATTCTTCTAAAATTGAGACATTTGTAGATACAACTCAGGTCCCTTTTGATTCCTTTAGTCCATTTATTGTCGAGAAATTTTCTACCTCGTATCGTTCTGCGAAGTATATTGTTCAGGTATCTGGCTCTAGTGCAGATGGAACTGACTCTATGGTCTATCAAGTAGGTGAGATACTTATTGTCCATAATGGAACCAACGCTTTTGTGGTTGAGTATGGTATGGTAAGTACATACCTCGATGAGAGACTGGGTCAATTTGATGCGTATATAGATACTCAATCTTCAGAAGTGGTTCTTACATTCCAAAAGTTTCCTCTTGTTGTCGATAATGTAGAGCTTAAGACAGTCCGTACCTCAATCTTAGTTTAAAGCCATATATAGATTTCTATTATTGCTCGGGGGAGCTGTGAACCCGTATGGCTACAAATCGTAGGTTTAATGTGCGTCATGGCCTGTCTGCTGGGACAGGTGCTCTTTTAAAAGATGTAGTTACAAATAATGGTACTTTAGTAGATGTTGGAGAGTTAAGTGGTTTAGATACCTCTTCGAGATCGACTATCGTCCAGGCTATAAATGAAGTAAATACTATTGCAACTGATACTTCACAAGCCCTTCAATCAGCCGGAGAACCTAACGGATTTGAGAATAGACTACATTCTGAGATTTCTTTTCAGAACTCAATTCGTACTTTTACGATTTCTCCAAACTCAACAGACGGACATACTTCCTATTATGTGTGGGCTGGGGGTGTTAGAAGGCAGATCGTTAATAATTTAACAATTTCTCTACCCACCACTACTGGTCTTTATTACATATATTTCAATTCCTCTGGGAATTTAAGCCATAGGACTTCATACTTCGATCTAAAGATTGATACTCCAGTAGCTTATGTATATTGGAATGCTGTAACTGAAACTGCCGAATTATTCGGAGATCTCCGCCATGATGCTACTCTGGACTGGAGTACACAGAGATATCTCCATGATACTTTTGGCGTAGTAGTTTCTTCTGGATTTAATCTTCAAGGTTATACTCTTGAGGGTGATGGATCGCTAGATTCTCATGCGCAAGTTGGTCTTGCTAATGGCACGATTCATAATGCTGATATTGTTGTAACTGTAACTCATAGCGCAGCTCCTGTCCTAGGCGATTTTGAACAGAAGTTAAGTTTCCCTGCTGAGGTCCCAGTGATGTATCAGAGCGGAGCCACCGGTATATGGACAGTGGATGGAGCCACTACATATCCCATCAAGACATCTGGTACTACTATTCAGTATAATGTAAATAACGCCGGAGCATGGTCCACTCAACCACTTACCAGTGGGTACTATATGTCAACTTGGTTGCTAGTATCCACTAACTTAGAATATCCTATTCTCTCACTTTTGGGGCAAAATCAATATGCAACTCAAGGTGAGGCCGAGGCATCAGACTTTGACGACCTAGACCTAACAAATATACCCACTAAAGACTTAAAACCTATTTGGAAATTAGTATGGAGAAGTGATTCAACTTATCCTAACTCACCAAATGCTATATTAGTTAATGCTATAGACCTAAGATCCACTGTAGGTAAGGGGGTAGGAGACCATGGTCTTCTCACAGGTACAGATGACGATGATCATCTACAATATTTACATGTCTCTAACTCAAGAAGTGGAATCACAGCGAATATTTCAACTTCTGGTACATTACAAACTTCTAACACTACACAATCCTCCATTTCTACAGAAGGTGGGGCCTATATTGCAGAAAAATTAGGCATAGGAGTTCTTCTACCATCTGTAGAACTAGAAGTAGACGGAGATGCAAAAATTGACTCCTTAGGACTTCTTGGTAATAATTCCTACAGAACTTATATAAACTCAGGTCAGTCTCTCACGAGTGATATCATTTATGACCTTCCATCTAACTACGGTGTTAATGGCCAGACCGTAGTCACCGATGGTAATGGCAATCTTACTTGGGGATCTAGTTATTTTGCTGGTAGCACTTCTATCGTAGTATCTGCTGCTGATGGAAATGATAACAATGACGGAAGTTTACTCCCAGTTAGAACTATTAAAAAAGCTTGTCAACTTGCAGCAAATAAAGCAAAACCAGTATGTATTTTTGTAAAAGCTGGTGATTATACTGAGCAAAATCCTATCATTGTTCCAGATGATGTTTCAATTGTGGGGGATAGTTTACGATCTGTTATTATCCGCCCAGCTATTCCAAAGGCAGATATCCTTAGACTTAGGAATGGTTCTTATCTAACAGGTCTAACATTTAGAGACGCTCTAGATGAGGAAGGAGTACCCGACTTTACTTGGAGATACATTGTAGCATTTGATGATCCATTTGATACCTCTGTTTCTAGAGCAGGATACACTGGTCTTCCATCTACCAAACCTACAATCACAAGATCACCTTATATCCAAAACTGTTCCATTATTTCATTCTTGGGTGGTAGTGGAGTTATTGTCGATGGATCAAAGGTAGTCACTCCAAACATCCCAGATAATCCAGAAGAGGCAGAAAGACCCACTATTGGAGCAGTTCCAGAACAAGGTAAGTCTATCGTTGCTAACGCATTTACAATGCTTTCTTTCGGAGGAACAGGATGGCGCGTTGTTAATGATGGTTATACCCAGGTGGTATCTTGCTTCCAAATCTTCTGTAAGAATGGTACATATTGCCAAGGTGGTGGTTATGCCTCTATCACTAACTCTGCGACAAACCACGGACTTTATGCTCTAAGATCACAAGGATACAGAGCAGAGTCATTTAACTTCGATAGGGGGTATATTTCTGCTCTTTCGATCGTAGATAATAAACAAACCATGCAAGTTCTCGGTACAGGCCGAGAAGTAATCAATCACTATATTCTAAAATTCTATAACACTGGAACAAATACCGAGATAACTTCACAATTCAAACAGACACCTATTGAAAAAGTATTTGATCCTAATATTGACGTAGATTATGCTACTAATGTTATTACATATAACAACCATGGTTATATCAATCGTCAACAAGTAATCTATAGCGCTAATGGCGATGTAGAAATTACCGGATTATTTGATGAAACTGTTTATTACGTAAATGTAATTGATCCGAATACTTTCAAACTTTTTGACGATGAAGAATTGTCCTCAGAAGTTGACCTCGAAACAGGGACGTATACTCAGACTCATAAGTTAATTACAAACCTTGAAGAGTTTTTTGTAGATGGAGTCATTGAGTATCATAACTTCTACCAAGAACTTACCCTTAGCGCTGGATCCTATACCTTTAATAAAGGTGAGATTGTAATTGGCACATCTTTAACTACTACATCATCGGGTACTGTTTGGAGTTGGAACTCATCTACAAATAAACTTATTGTCTCTGTTAATAAGGTCTTAGTTGCTGGGCAACAAGTCCGCCAACAATTCACAAATGGAATGACCTTACAGGACCACTCTGTGACTCCTGTTACTGCCACTGTTAATACAAACTTCCGTAGAGAAGATCTCTATACCTCATTATTTAAGACTAGTTCAACAAGCCCAGGTAATTCAATCCAGAACTTTGAGAACCTAGAGGGTAAGGACATTCACCTCCATCGCCCCTCGATTGTTAACTCATCTGCTCATACTTGGGAATATGCCGGATCGGGCATGGACTATAACGCTCTGCCTCAAAACGGAGCGAAGAGTGTTCCCGCCTATGAACAGTTCCAAAACCTCCCTGGTAGAGTCTACTCCTCTGGCACGAACGAACTCGGGGACTTTAAGATCGGGGACTCGATTGTTGCTGAGAATAGAACCGGTAATATCTTCTTTAAGCAAACAGTTACAGTCGGTGAATTATCATCCTTGAAACTGACCATCTCCGATATCACCATTGAAGAGATTTCCACCGATGTAGGTCTTGGTGATAATGAGGTGGGTGGAGCTTCTAATTCTAGATTATCTACTCAGTTTGCAGTTAGGGGCTTCTTAGATCAAAAACTAGGTTCTTTCCAAGGAAAGACTGTATCAACTAACTCTATTCCAGGTTCGGTTGTACAACTTAACTCCTCTGGTAAGATCAACCTCGACCTTATTCCAGCTGTTAGAACTTTTAATACCTATAAGTTTGAAGGGCAAGATTCTAGACTCGAGGCTTACCTCGACGTGCCCCCAGTAGAAGTATTGGCTGGTGATTTTGTTACTGAGAGCGTTAGTGGCAGCGATACTACCTACGTGCTCCAGAGTGATGACATATCTCAATATATTGTTATTGATCCTGCTGAGACTATTAATCTCACTGGTATTACCCAGATCCACGGTGTTATCTCTAATGCCGATGGTATTATCGATACAAGTTTTGGCACGAATGGTTTAGTTAGTGGAATTGTTAATAATACTTCGATTACAAATGGCGGAAGTTTATATACCCCGTCTACTGGAACAGCTACTTATAAAAATATAACTCTTACAAATATAACCGTAGCTGGAACACCGTCAGGAGCAAAAGCTACTATCATTGTAACTGATGGAGTAGTAACCTTGGTAGATATGACCAAGGGCGGATCTGGTTACGCCGTTGGAGACATTCTATCAGCAAACTCAGCGGATATTGGAGGCACAGGAGCTAACTTTAGACTTACTGTAACAGGTGTCGAAAGAAGACTTTATATTGATCTTGCTGGAGAGAAAAGAAAGTTTGTAGCTAATTCTGTTGCTCCAGACTTCATCTCTGACGCGAATTCTCCTTCTAAAACTCTAACAAATACCTACTCTTCTGTTACAAATTTCAGCGCAGAAGCAACACCCACAGGCGCTGTAGATGTAGCAAATGATCAATTTGTTATTACAAATCATGGATTCACAAATGGGGACCTGATTTTCTATAGTTCTGGAGTTAATATTCCTGTAGGAGGGTTATTAAGTCAAACTTCCTATTATATCAAAGTCATAAATACTAATACGATAGAATTATTTACGAGTTATGACTTAAATCCTTCTAATAAGGTTCAAATTTCGGCCACCTCAACCGGAACGCATTCCTTTACGGTATATGGAGTAAGCACAGATAAAGATACCATTTATCTTACCTCTCATGGATATACCACAGGAGACGCCGTAAGAATCACAGGAACTGGTTTACCGGCTGGCCTATTTAGTGGTAATTATTACTTTATTGGAAGTATTACTACAAATACTTTTACCCTTCACGAATCTAAATCCGCAGCCCTTGACTCTATCAATGGTGTAACAAACTCTGAGGTAAATTTCACATCCCAAGGTACCAGTACAACAACTTTTAAATCCCTTGATGTAAGAATTATTGGGGCTCTTAATACTTCCTGCAAGGAGTCGGATAATTGGTCGTTCCTTTCTGGTGCGAATATCGATGCTAGCAATATTGTCTCTGGTACTATTGCAACTACACGACTCGCCACTTCAGGCACAGCCAATACCGACACTTTCTTAAGAGGAGATCAAACATGGTCCTACGCTGTCCAATCTGTATATGTTGACCCTAATAACTCAAATGGTCTTCAATTATCAAATGGTGGCACTCATCTCATTACAGGCGGAATTACAGCGTATCACGGAAACGTAAAGCTAGAGATCGATAATGTAAATGGCACTGAAACTCGTACTGCAGGTTTTACTAATATTGGTGTCGCTGCGTTTAACACTGAGCAGTTCAATGTCTCTGTTGTTGGTGATGTTTCTGTCAAGAACGGCGTTATTGATGCTGGTACATTAGATGGCCAAGATAGTACTTATTATCTCGATCCATCAAACCTAATTAGCGCTATTCCAGTCGATAGAGGTGGCACAGGTCATAGTTCGTACACTAATGGCCAACTTCTAATTGGTAACTCTAATAACACGCTCACCAAGGCCACTCTAACCCCAACAACCAATCAAACCACAGTTACCAACGGTTCTGGCTCGGTTACTTTGGGTCTTGCAACTAATGTTACTACATCGAGATTCACCTCGACAGTTGCCTCGGGCACATCGCCTTTTACGGTTACATCCAATACTTTATGCGCTAACCTTAACTCCGATCTACTTGATGGGCAAGAAGGAACCTACTATCTAAACTACGCCAACTTTACCAACACTCCAGACCTTACTAAGACCTTGACGATGAACACGTCTGGTATAGGATTGAGTGGAAGTGCTACCTATTCTGCCAATACAGCAACCAATATAACATTTACGGTAACATCTAACGCTACCGCAGTGAACACTGCGAGCACAATCGTTTCTAGAGATGCTAGTGGGAATTTTAGTGCTGGGACAATTACAGCTAATCTAACAGGAACTGCCTCATTAGTAGGGATTACTGATGATACATCAACTAACACTACGCATTATATCCACTTCGGTGATGCTATTACCGGTGGAGATAACGTAAAGGTCTCTAGTACTAAGTTTGTATTTAACCCAAGTACTGGAAGGGTTGGTATAAATACTGCGGGTCCAAGTCATAGGCTGAGTGTTGATGGGGACGTGGGAATCGGTACCGTTGCGAGCACTAGTACTAATCATATGTTGGATATTGCTAGTGAAAAAGGTAGTACTAGCCAATCTGCTATTAGAGCTTTATATCCAGGTGGAGGTGGACTTGCAAACACAGAATTCGCTGCTCTTGCTCATAGGGAAAACGCGTGGAGAGCCTTATATGCAAAACAGGGTAGTGCTACTTCGGGACTATACGTGGATGGGATCTCTCATCTTATCGGCAATGTCGGTATAGGAACCACTACGACATCAAATGCACGTCTTCAAGTAAGTTCTGGAGGTGGTACCACTTTATACGTAGGTACCTCAACTAGAAGTCTTATTGTTCAAGAACAGACTTCATCATCCAACTTCCAACACATGGAGCTTAGATATGATGATAATTCTGCTCCAACAGTACTCAGATTAAGAAATAGTGATAGTGGAGCGAACTTTGGCGTAGGTGTTGGGTTCTATGGTTTTGGTGGAACATTAAATGCCTTTATTGAAACAAAACAAAATGCTGCTGGTTCTGCATCCGCCAGATTACAAATATCCACTTCTGGTCAGACTGGTATCAATGTTCTATCCAATGGTAATGTTGGAGTAAATACAACATCGGCATCTTATAATTTAGAAGTTAATGGGTCGTTTGCTGCCACCACCAAGTCGTTCATTATTGACCACCCAACAAAACCCGATCATAAACTCCGTTATGGATCACTCGAAGGTCCAGAGAATGGTATCTATGTTCGTGGCAGGTCCAGAGAGTTTGTCATAGAACTACCAGAATACTGGACAAAACTAGTCGATCCTGACTCAATCACTGTCAATCTCACTCCTATCGGCAAAACTCAAACACTTTGGGTTAAAGATATAAGAGATAATAAGATCTACATTGGATCTAAATGCTCCGAGATTAATTACTTCTACATGGTACTCGCTGAGCGAGCAGATGTAGATAAACTCGAAGTTGAAATTCCTACGAACTAATACGTAAACCCATGGCTATTACTTACACAGTAGGCGAATATACTGCCTCAGATTCTTCAGTGCAGGTCCTCTACACCAACGAGGAAGGTTTTGAGCATAAACGCCACGTAAATATTCCAAAAAACCCCGATGGGACAATTGATGAGGAATATTTTGCGGAAATCCTAGAAGGACAATTGCGTGGCGTAGAGAACAAACTCCGAGTGGGCGCTGTGACCTTTACTGATCCTACTCCTCCACCAACTCCTGAGGAAGTAGAGGTTCCAGCTGAAGAGACTACAGAACCCGCTCTTGAGGAGTAATCTGCGTTCATGGCCATTGTTTACAATCCCCAGATAGTTACGAGTGGCCTAGTACTCTACCTGGATGCGGGGAACATTAAGTCGTATCCTGGTAGTGGAGTTACGTGGACAAATCTAAATGGTAGCGGGAATAACGGAACCCTAACAAATAGTCCAACTTATAACAACTCTAATGGCGGGTCTATTGTTTTTGATGGAATCGATGACTATTCAGTTTCAGGAACATTGTCAGGTTCTTTTGCTTCTTTTACAGTAATTATCTGGTTCTATCCAACTTCCGTAAGTAATTACCAAAATCCGATAGATTGCAATTATTCCTATAATGGAACTACCGGGAATATAGGGCCAAGACTAGAGATGAATGGTTCTGGTAATCTTGCCTGGAACTACTCAAATATAGCAGGAGATAATAATCAATTTTATTCCCATAGTGTTGTAAGTAGTGGCCTATCAGCGAATACCTGGCATTGCGCTGCAATTACATATAATGGCGGAACAAATACCTCAACTACATATTATAATGGAAACGCAACAAGTTTATCTAGAATTACTACCGGGAGTCCAACTGGGTTTATCGGTGTAATGAATAATGTGAACTTGGGTAGGGGATTCCATCTGGGCGGAGGGGAAAGAATCTTTGCTGGTAGAGTTTCTAACATTCAGATATATAATAGAACCCTCACAGGGGTTGAAATCACGCAAAACTTTAACGCACTTAGAGGGAGGTTTGGAATCTAATGGGAGTTCATTGCGGTATTACAACTAGTTGGATCAATTTACAACCTGGACTTTTGGGAAAAAGATACGTCAATTATTACAATGATGTTGTTTCATTTTTTTCTACAGCAACATTACACGGTGATATAAATTTAACAACATCAATTAATAACTTTACTAGTAGTGCTGATTCGTACAGTTGGATGTGGTTGGGATATTTTCTTGCTCCAACAACAGGAATTTACACTTTTTATACTTCTTCTGATGATGCAAGTCACTTATGGATAGGTTCTAATGCATTAACTGGATATACTACTGCAAATTCAACTGTTAATAATGGGGGTCTTCACGGAAATGTAGAGGCAAGTGGAACTGTAACATTAACTGCAGGAGTTTATTATCCAATTAGGATAATGTTCGGAGAACAGGGGGGTGGTGATATTATGACAGTTTCATTTGCCGGACCAGGAATAACAAAAACTACTAATGGTTTGGGGTATTATTTTGGTGGTAGGGACATCTTATTTACGGATAAGAGAGCTTTTACTTAAGTATTTGAAACCCAGCAAAATTTCACCGCTCTCCGCGGCCGTTTCGGAATCTGAGTTTAAAGACACTATATATAGCGCGTAGTGTCACTCCATGGCAGCATCCGATAAGAATATTTTAATCTCCCCGCAGAGGGGTTCGACTACTCAGGTTCCATCTATTGTCTTCACCGGAGATGGTAACGATCCGATCACTCTGAGAGTACTGGATGGGGTGCCCGGCTCGATAAGCTTCGAAGGAGGTGCTGGGCAACTTTTCAGCCTCACCAACAATCTCACCACCGGGTCGATCTTCTCTGTCAATGACATCTCTGGCCTTCCAAGCCTCGACGTAAACGCCTCGGGTGCGATACAGATCGCGCCCTATGGTGGCACAGTTGCGATTGGCAAAAGCACTGTCACGGCTGGGCAGACTGTTGACATCAAAGGAAATTTACGAGTTGATGGTACGCTGACCATCACCTCAACTGCTAGTATTGCCAATCTTAACGCAGATTTCCTTGATGGACTGAATAGTACTCAGTTTCTACGTTCTGATACCTCAGGGACATTATCAGGTGCGTTGACCCTCTCTCACTCGGGTGGACAACTTATTCTTGACAACTCAGCCCAAGCAGATCCTAGATGGGGGTTTCTTTCATGGACAAGTGGTCTTAATATCTACCCGATTGATGCAGCTAGCACCATCTTCATTGGTAGAGATGGGCAGGCGACTACTATCGATCTTTTTAATATTACCAATGTCGCCGTAGCTGGGACCAACATTCTTAATAGCTCTAGGCAACTTTCCAATGTAACATTCGGTGGAAACACAATCTGGCATGCTGGCAATGATGGTTCTGGAAGCGGACTTGATGCTGACCTACTCGATGGACTTAATGTAACAACGGCAAATACTGGCTCTACTGTTGTTTCTAGAGATGCTTCTGGAAACTTTAGCGCAGGGACTATCACTGCTACATTGAGTGGTTCTGCGTCATCACTAGCCCTTTCGAGCGCCACAATTTCTTCAAGTAGTTGGGCCGGCGGTGGTGGATATCATGGCTATACTTATACTGGCAATAATTTTAGATTTGGTTTTTCTTCAACTAGCGGAATTGTTGATGTTTATGCTGATGGTAATTTTTATGCTACTGATAGTTCTCATCTAGTATGGCATGCGGGTAATGACGGTGCTGGAAGCGGACTTGATGCCGATTTACTCGACGGAGAAAATCTTGTAGATAATGCTTCTACAGCAAATACTGTTGTTGGTAGGGATGGTAGTGGAAATATTGTAGCGACCAATTTACAACCAACATTTCAAACTATTAGTCTTGATACTCAAAAAGCCCCCGGTTTGTATCATTATGATGGAGCTTTTGGAGGAACTAAACCACCTGATAATGCTCCAAACTATAGAACAATAGAAATAGGAAATGGCGGAAGATACACAGAGGTGGCGCTTCCTTGGAACTCTGCTAATATGTACTTCAGACGAAACACTGATGGTGCATGGTCATCTTGGAGTACAGTATGGCATAATGATAATGATGGTTCTGGTAGTGGTCTAGACGCGGATCTACTCGATGGTTTGAATAGCACGAGCTTTTTAAGATCTAATGCTGATACCAGCGCCAGTGGAGTAGTGGATTTTCTAGGAGGAACGGGAACTACTCCAGCAGTAAGAGTTAGATCAGGTGGAAATAGTTGGTCTGAAGGGATGGCAGTTCATCCACTTGGGGATAACGGATTTGCCTTAACATTCTATAGAACTAGACAAGCTTTAACAGATTCTACAAATACCTGGGCCATAGGCAACCTAGGAACTAATTCTACAAATAATTTCGGACTACTCAGAAATGGTCTTACTGGGGGTTCTGCTATAAGAGCCGATGCAATTTTCGATGTAACCCAGGCCGGTGTACTTAGACTAGGATTTAATCCAACTGTTGGGTCAAATGCAATTTGGCATGCGGGCAACGACGGTTCAGGAAGTGGGCTTGATGCCGACACTTTAGATGGTTATCAGTGGGACACCTTTGGTAAAAATATACGTGGTACCGAAATCTATGCAGATAATTGGTTCCGTAATTACAACTCTGGAGAGGGTCTCTATAATGAAGCTACTGGAATGCATTGGTATTCTGATGCTAACTGGAGATGGAGACTCTATAGTACCTCAAGTTCTGCGGCTATTTTATTTACAACTAATGGCGATACAGCGCGGGGGTATGTTTATGCCGACACAGCATCATCTATTGGATTTTTAAATACTGCAGGAGAGTGGGGACTTCGCTATCTTTCCACAGATGGAAACTCCCCCAACCTCTACTTCCGCGAAGAAGCCAATGAGAATTGGTCAGGTAATCCTGGTAATGATGAGGGCAAGGTTGAGTACCACTCAAATCGTTTTTATATAGCTGCCGGCGCCAACTCAACAGAAGTGATACGTTTCCGTCGTAGTGGAACAGACGTAGCGCTTATTGGCAATGATGGATTTATCTATTCGCCGAGGTTTGTAGACTGGAACGATAATGCTTTCTACGCCGATCCCGCCTCTACGTCGATATTCAATACCCTTAACCTTAACTTTTTGGAGTTCAATGGTCAAAGAGTCTGGGATACCGCAAACACAACTCAGAATGGTACGCTCAATCTAGGATACTTACTTGCTGGATCCGTAGGAAATAAACTATATACCGATGAAGATTTTAATAGTGGGACAAACTCCATCTCACTCTATAACAATGCCGGTGGTACTGCATTAAGTTTCTCTCGTATAGCTGATTCTACTGCCCCCAACTCTAGTAGGCAGATCCTTCGCTTTGTCTATAATGGCGGTTCTAATGGCACTTCGCCAAATTTTGGAGGATTTTATTTTGCAACAGGCACATCTGCCAATAGAACCTTAGTCTGTAGATTCAAAGCTAGATTAAAGGCCGGTTCACAATTTGGTTATCATTCGAACGCGATTGGCACCAATGGAACCCAGTTTTGGGTGACTTCGCAGGCTGGCACCGGTCGTTGGGAGGAGTATGTCTCGGTTGTGATGTGCGGTGATTCGGGTACATTCAGCTCGACCCATTTCTACGCTGTGAGTGGAGGATCATTTGCTAATGGTGAGACATTATTTGACTTAGCATCTGCTTCAGTTTATGACGTAACTAATAGCGCTAGTTCTGCGACCTTAGACAATTTAAATATTTCTGGAAATGGATCCACTTTATACGGACCTAATAGCACCTGGTCGGCATCTTTAAGAGTCGGTGGAAATGGTAATGCTGATACAACTAACGCGTCCGTAGTCACAACAAATGGCAACCTTCATCTTGATGCAAGGACTGGTGGCTACGCTAGTTATCTAAATTATTATAAAGGTGGTAATGGTACTGCTTTTGGAAACGGAGCGCAGGGCATAGTTGCATGGATGGGTCCAGATGGGGACCTATGGAAAGGTAGTTCTGATAATACCGGAAGCGTTTATTGGCATGCAGGTAATGACGGTTCTGGTAGTGGATTAGATGCTGATTTATTGGATGGATTAGATTCTACAAGATTCTTGAGGTGGGTCAGTGATTTTTCGAATAACACTCAAAACTGGAATGAACTTGCCGATAGCACATTAGAACTCAGAATTGATGGCGTTTATAACTCTAGCGGAGGAACAGGCGGCCCAGGGAATTATAGTTATGGCCAAGTTTGGTCTTCCAGAACGAATAACCATAATTTCCAATTATACGCATCTCATACTGCCTCAAATGGCGATAAATTGAGATACAGAACTGGATGGGATAATGGTTGGTATGGATGGGCTACTATATGGGATTCTGTAGGAGATGGTGCTGGTAGTGGACTAGATGCCGATCTTTGGGACGGATACCAGCTCTCCCTCAGGACAAACTGGTCGACTAATAGCGCTGGAAATATAGTCGTTGGCCAGTTATCCTGGAAGAACTATGGTAATAACCACACGATATTCGACGCGTCCCAGGGCACCTCGCCCGATGGCGGTGCTGTCAATAATACAAACTCCCAGGTTGCTTGGAGTGCCACCTACCCGACTCTTATGGGTTGGAACGGTTCTAATACGTATGGTGTCAGAGTTGATAGCGCCAGGGTAGCTGATTCGGCTCTAAGCGCTAATGTCGCCGGCAGTGCAGCACAACTTACAACGGCTCGTTTGATCAATGGTGTTAGTTTCAATGGCTTGAGTAATATCAACATAGCCGCGTCAACACCGAACGCCATTACCTTTAATAATGGTGGCGCAGGCAATGGTAGTGGTTCAAACTTCACAGGTGCAGCTGCGTTGACCGTCAGTTATAATACAATTGGGGCACCAAGTACAACCGGAGCAAACGCCTCCGGCACATGGGCGATTAACATCACCGGTAACGCCTCTACTGCATCAGGTCTTCCAACATATTATATTGGAGGGCAGCAAACAAATCCACAAACATATTTTGGACAAAGTGTTGGATTAAGAGTTGCAATGACTGGATTTCCATCTGTATGGGCAGATACTCTATGGATTAATGGCTATGCAGGAGGAGATGTTCTTCAAATGTGTGCATTGCA